TTTTTTATATCAACATAAGGTGGACAGCTATTTAAACATGCTTTCATGATATTATAATGTTCTTGTTCTTTTATTCTAGCCTCTATTGAGTCTTTACAACTATATTTTGCTATTTCAACCATATCCCAATTCTCCCAACCTCCATTTAATCTTATTACATTATAAATTTTCAAAGTATTATTTAAATTGTTACATGCTATTTTGTGACTGTATTTTCTTTGAATAAAATTAGTAGTATGTCCAACATACACATCTGTTATGCTTTCATCTTTACAACAAATTTTATATATAATAGTATTAGAATAATCAACGTCTTTTTTCGGCATCTTATTTTATATTATATTATAAGATGTTTTCTAAATATTAATCTTATAATATCTTTTAATGAAAATATTAAAAATTTTCCAAAAAAAAAATTACAATCACAAAATAAAAATGTTTGGTTTAATTTGTTACGATAAATTTTCATTATCGTAATAAAAAAATTCAGTCAGTAAGGACGTTTTCGGCAAGTCAATTTTGGACATTTATTTTTGTCCATTTTAAGAAAATCAAAATACTTTTCACTTTTCAAAAATATCTAATTTTATATAATAAATTGAAAAACATACTTAAAGAAAAAAGTCACTTTATTTATCTTGAATTGATGTAACCTTAGAAATATTCTTGATTATTTTTTCTTTTTTATCATCGTCTGTTTCCATAGCTTCGACAATCATTTTATGATATATATCAGATGTTTTAGAAGAAGAATTTCCATAGTCAGGATATTTCTCTCGAAATGCTGGCAATAACCTTATATTTTTATTAGCTACTCTTGTTATAACTTTTTTTAATTTAGTTTTCTTTTCATCTTCTTTATTCCATTCTCCTTCGTCTTTGATATACATAGTTTCTCTTTTCTTGTCTGTGCAATGAACTGGTCTAATTGTTTCATCTAAGTTATTTAAGTTTTTCACAATAATTTTAGAAATCCCTTCTACATATCCAAGCTCGCCTATTTCCATCAAATCGCTAAGTTGTAATTTTATAGAATCTACAAAATCAGTAATATTCATAGCATTTTTACAAGTCTCGTTTAAAAAAAAGTTTAGATTAAAAGCTTTGTTATGAGAATTAGTGTGAGTATTATTTGAATTTGTATTCGTATTTGTATTTGTATTTGTTATACCATTTTTGACAATCTCTAAAATCATTTCTTTGATTTCCTTATTTTCTTTCATAAGGTATTCAATTAACTTATCATTTTTATCGTCAGTTTTTTCTATAATGGTGGCATTATTGTGATTTTTTTCATAAAAGTTACAAACCTTTTTATGTCTCCATAATCCACTTCGTTCTTTATAAATTTTGCCACATTCGCACACACATTTTGAACCTAAATCGTTGAAATCCGTTGACGATTGTTGACAAAATGTTGATTTTACATTATATTTATGTTTATCAGTTTCAATATGTCTTTGATATTGACTACTTCGTGACGTTGAATAGTCGCATAATTTACAGTCAAATTTATCGGAACTTTCGGAACATAATTTCTTCAACATGTTGATATATATTGTCAATATAAAAAGTTTCTAAATACTTTTCCCAAAAAATATAATTTTTTTACAATCACAAAATAAAAATATTTGGTTTAATTTGTTACGATAAATTTTGATTATCGTAATAAAAAAATTCAGTCAGTAAGGACGTTTTCGGCATATCGATTTTGGACATTTATTTTTGTCCATTTTGAGAAAGTTAAAATACTTTTCACTTTTCGAATCCTTTAATTTTCTCTTCAGGTGTAGGGAAGAAAAATAGGCCTATTTTTCAGAAATCTAATAATTTCCCTTCATCATGTAGTGTCGCAGTCTTTAAGTAGGTTAGAAATATATATAAAAAACAATTTAAAGCCGAGGCACAAAACTATCTCCAAACGAATTCATTGCATCTAGCTTTTGAATTGTGCTTTCTAAATTTGACGACTTCATTCCATGAAATAAATAATCTGTACCAGTCGACTCTTCATTTTTCTTAATTTGTGCATAGACTGCATCTATTTTTTGTTTTATTGCAGTTACTAATACCAATTGTGAATGTCGTATTATCTCTTTTTCTGGTGTAAATTTTTCGCATAAAATTGAAATTGCTAAATACATTAAATTTTTACGCTTCTTATGACAACCAGTAACATATTTTAAACAGAATAAAGACATAAGAGCATCCATAAGTTTTTGTGTTATTTTAGACCTCTTTGATGCTTCCTTTAAAAATATGTCCCAAATAATCCAAACGATATCCTTCTGACATTTTGAATCAACTTTCGCAAAGGTGCGTCTTTCACAAAATACTTTTTCCTTTAAAGCTTTACACCTATTTTCATACTCAATTATCCATTCAATCCAATAACATGCACTCATTTGGTTATTTCCTGATACCGTTACACTATAAGCTAATTCATTAACAAATGGGAATAACTCTTTTGGGTCTTCAACCATCAAAACCTCTTCACCATAATCAGCAGTTGGCGCCTTAAATTTGTCTTTAATTATAATCATATTCATATCATCTGGTTTTATTTTAACATTGTCAAAACTATGACGACGTTTTGCATCACATAAAACACACATTAATTCACAAAAAAGTTTTCTTATTTTATCATTATTTCTTAATCTTAATACATTATCGGAATATCCATTACTTAAAATTGACTTAAAATCATTAATTCTCATTTCAAGATAAATTCCAATATTTGAATTTCCTAGATGAATAAATTTGCTAAAGAACAATAATATCACTTCCCATAAATCACTATAATGACCAGCACATATCAATTCCGCACTCCAATAACAAGCTGGTTCTATTTTTGATTGTATTAAACTATTTAGCAATTCTTTTTTAACCTCAGCTTTCTTAAACTTTGAAAATGAAAATCCTTTAAATTCTCTTTCTCCTCTTATATCATTAATTTCTGAAACTTCCATATAATTAATTTTTATACAAAAAAAATAACAACAATACATATAGATGAAAATAGTTAAATCTTTGACAAATTGTTATAATAAATTATCAAATTTTGGAAAAATACTCTTATTTATTGCATTATTATTGGTTGTAGTAGTTTTTTTTAGAACAATAAAATCAACAAGAGAATCATTTGCTATAAATCAAATTAATAATCAATTTTTATTTAAAGAAGGAACAGCTGTATATGATGATTTTTATGCAGGTGTATATGATTATTTAGTATTCAATGCTCTTAAAAATGATTATGAAGTTGGTATAATTATTAGCAGCACAATGCCAAGTGAAAAAAGTATTATTGCTGATATTGGTTGCGGTACAGGACATCATGTTGCTAATTTAAGTTCAAAAAATTTAGAAGTTATTGGTATTGATATATCTCCTTCAATGATTGAAAAAGCAAAAGAAGATAATCCTTATTTAGCCCATCAGTTTAAAGTTGGTGATGGATTAGATGGTCATCTATTTAAAGATAATTCATTAACACATATTTTGTGTCTTTATTTTACACTTTACTATATGAAAGATAAAATGAAATTTTTCTATAATTGTATGAATTGGTTAATGCCTGGTGGTTATTTAATTGTCCATTTAGTCGATAAATATAAGTTTGACCCAATATTACCCCCTGGAAATCCATTATACATTGTCTCTCCACAAAAATATGCCAAAGAGAGAATTACTTCAACTAAAATTACATTCAATGATTTTATTTATGATTCAAATTTCAAACTAGATGAAAATGATATAGCTGTTTTTAATGAAAAATTTAAATTCAATGATGGTAGGGTTCGAAAACAAGAACAAAGATTATATATGGAAGACTTACCTACTATTGTAAATATGGCTCAGGAAGCAGGATTTATACTTCATGCAAAGGTTGATATGGTTAAATGTGCTTATGAATACCAATACTTATATGTATTTGTAAAACCAAATTAAAGATTATATCTTTTTCTTTTCTAAATCATACAATGATTAGAGTTAAATATTTTTCAAACATTATAATGATTTAGAAAATAAAAGTGTAACTGTTGGTGAATTTTATAATAAATCAAATGCTATTCAAATAGATTTAGATATAATAGTTGTAAAAAAATAAGATTACTGATTATTTCAAAAGAATTTAATTTTCTCTCGTTTTCACATATTTAAAATTTTATATGATAAGTTTAAGATGTTTGAATATTTATCTTATATATTATGTTTTGGATTACTTATTATATTTTTAATTTATATTTATATTCGTGTAAAATATGGGTTTTGGGTATTACAACCTGTTTTTCATATATATGATTTTGGTTATATGTTAAAACCTCCGGGAATTATTCAAGATTATCTCCCTGAAAAAAATAAATATACAAACTTTAAAGAGATAGATACAATAGTTTTATCAGAGCTGACATCAATTCAAAAAACAAGGTTTATTAATTTAATTAAAATGAATTATTTGCAAAATAAAGATAATATTTTCTCTCCACAATCAGAAAACATAATGCCATATTTTGTTGGTCATTATGATAAATCATTTGTTTCTTTCTTCTATAAAGATAATCATATGATGAACTTAAAAAAAGGCACTACAATAACAGACCGACAAATAATTGGAGCAATGACTTCTAGACCATTAAATGTAACAATTAATAATGATATTAAAAGTAATAATAGTAAATTTAGAGTATATTATGTAGATTATTTATGTGTAGATAAATTTAATAGAAAAAAAGGTATTGCACCACAATTGATTCAAACTCATCATTATAATCAAAGACATATAAATAAAAACATTGTTGTTTCATTATTTAAGAGAGAAGATGAATTAACTGGAATAGTGCCGTTATGTGTTTATTCGACATATGGATTTCCTGTTGACAAGTGGACAAAGCCTCAAGAACTATCAGGACAATATAAGTTATTAGAAATAAATGGAACAAATTTTAGATTTGTACATGATTTTATTATTATGAATAAAAATAGTTTTGATATTGTAATCAATGCAGATATGTCAAACATATTAGAGTTAATAAAAACAAAGAATATTTTTGTTTATGCTATTTTATGTGATGAAAAAATTATATGTTGTTATTTTTATAGAAAATCTTGCACCCAAGTAGAAAAAGGTTTGGAAGCATTAAGTTTTTTCGGTTCAATATGTGATTGTGAAGAAGATATATTTATTCAAGGATTTAAAATAAGTTTTTGGAAAATAGCTGCTGAAAATTTTTTTGGATTTGCAGCCTTAGAAAATATATCACATAATAATATAGTTATTAATAATATTATGCTAAAAACAAAACCGTTAATAATGAGCCCAACTGCATATTTTTTTTATAATTTTGCATATCCAACATTCAAATCGGAAAAAGTTCTAATAATTAATTAATTATTTATTTTCCTTAGGTTTTCTAGGTGCTCTCTTTTTCTTCTCTTCTGTATTTTCAGTTTTTTCAGTTTTTTCAGTAGATTCAACTTTTTTTGTTACACGTTTTTTCTTTTCTGGAGCAGGAGGAGGCTCTGGAGCTTTTGTTGATTCACAAGGAACACACACTTGTGCAAGAACAGGAGTTGGTTCAGCTTTTTCTTTGATAACAATATTCTCTTCTTTCTTCTCCTTTTCCTCATCACTATCCGTTAGGTCTTCTGCATTACATTCTTCACAATATTTACCCAAATCAATGTATCTCTTTCTTTGTTCACGTCCTAAATTCTTGCATTTTCTAATGAGACGATTAGTTAAATTTAGATTTCTAATATCATTCTTAAGCTCTTGATTAGGTAAGAAAACCTCTGGACCATGTTCCATTAAAAATATTTGATTTTTTTTATTATAAAACAAAATAGGCTCACCTTTATCATCTAATTCGATAACACCACATGTGCAATAATCAATATGTTCAACTTCATCTCCGCGTTTACATCTAATGTCAATACAATCAATATCATTAATATATTCTTCAAAGAAATCTTGAGCTTCCTCTCGTGAACTAAACATAAAAATTTTGGGTGGATTAATAGTAATAGATGTTAATCTAATTCTTGCAACTTCATCTTGATAACATTGAAAGTCATAACAACCTTCATGCTTATTGTGGATTATGATATATTTTACCATTATGATACATTAGTATAGTGAGATTGGTTTAAATGGTTTATCTAAATAATTTATTTAAGTAAATTATAATTTGTATAAGTAATTAACGAGTGTATTTTCCAGCTTTTACAAATGTATCAGCAATAAAGATTATAAATATTCCTAAAAAAGAATATAATATAACTTCTTCGGTTACATGATTTGTTTTCTCATCTTGTTGGTCTTCTAATAGAGAGATAACATAATTAAGTTTTTGCATCAATACATCTGGTGATTGTGATTGATAAGAATTATTTGTTTCTGAATTTTGTGCAGGATAATAAGGTCTATTAACATAATTTCTTTGTGGTTTATAATCAGGTAATACAGACTTATAATATTCTTCAATAGTTTTATTGTCACCATAATTGCTGTAATCATTAAGGTCTAAATCATCACCACCTTCATAATTAGGACTAGGAGCTCTACCAACATTTCTACCTAAAGGACTTACAAAACTTTCTTTAGGTGGTGTAGTTTTTAATGCTCCCATAGATTCTGGTTTAGGTGGAGGATTAAATGCATCTCTATCATCATCATCGTCATCCGTAGTATTATGAATTTCTTTTAAAATAGAATTAACTTTATTATTATCAAAGTTTTCAATTTTAGGATACTTTCTTTGAGTCCTTTTATGACGTTTTTGATTAAGAATATTATCTGAATTATCTGAATTATTTGGTAATGTTATATTTGCATTATCATCAATTGGAGCTGCGAACATTGCTAAAGACATTCTCTTATTAAAAATTTAGATAATAATTTGTTAAACAGACTGAAATAATAAATTTTGAAAAAATTATATCATATAATTTATATAATGGATATTAAGCTTGTTAGTAAAAATAATATGGGAATAGGTATCACTCTCATTTTAGTGATATTATTGTCTCAATCCAGATTTTTTGATTTTTTAACAGATACACCTTCAGGTAGAATAATACTTTTAGCATTAATAATTCTTATAGCATACACAAATAAAATATTAGGTTTATTAGCTGTTTTATTCGTTATAATTGCATTTAACCAGAATGATATAAGTGTTGTTCAAAGTTATAATTTTTATGAAGGTTTTGATGGTTCCGGTAATTCTACAATTATGAAAGATAAATTAACCCAAGATAAATTAACCCAAGATAAATTAACCCAAGATAAATTAACCCAAGATAAAGCTAAAGAAGATATATTAAAGAAAAAAATGCCTGTATTAAATACCGATGGAAATTCTTCACAAACTACCGCTACATCATCTAAAGAAAGTTTTGGTGGAAGAGAAGGTTTTTGTATTTCTGACAGAGAGTTAAATATATTAAGAGGCAAACAATCAAGTACAGTTCCAGTTTTCAATAAATCGAGAGAACAAATAAATGAAGTAGACCCAACTGATAAATCTGTTTTCTCAGATTCTTATGCATCATTTTAATTTATTAGAATTATATATATGAATACTTTTATATATAATTCATCAATAGTATTATTTGTCATAATATTAATTTGTTGTGCCTTAACAGAAAATACTTATCAAGAAGCATTTGTTCCAAAAATAGTTAAAGAGTCATATAGACCAATAGAGAGAAATATAAGAAGAAATGTAGAGGGGTTTTATGATAAATCATCAACAAATATTTCAAATCTTTTTAGAAAATTTGGCATAATGTAAAAAAAATAATAATATGTTATTTTAGTATAATGTCTACAACAACGCAACCACCACAACCAATAAATATAAATAACCAACCTTCTGCTCTCCAAGCTGGTGGAAAAACAACAATATTTACACCTTTATTTAATGGTATTTCTTATATGAATCAACATATTATGTATTTAAATAATAGTAAATTTTTTGCTGGTGTAATAATGATTCTTCTTAACGTTGGTTCAAAATTTATTCAAATACAGTTTAGCAAATCAACCGAGGAATATATGAAATATTCGGTAAGTAAACAATTATTAGTATTTTCAATGGCATGGATGGGTACTCGTGATATTTATACAGCATTGGGTTTAACTGCAGTATTTACAATTCTCTCTGATTATTTATTTAATGAAGAGTGTTCATTGTGTATTGTGCCTCAGCAATATAGAGTTTTACATAAATTAATAGATACAAACGATGATGGAAATGTAACAGACCCAGAATTGGCTGCAGCATTAGCAGTATTAGATAGAGCCAATAGAGAGAAACAACGTAAATCCCAAAAAGAAGCTTATTCAAAATTTGATTTTGAGAGATTTCAAAATGGTAATTAATTATAAAACAATATTAAATAAATTAATACAATATAATTAATATATAATGTACTTTATTAATATATTTTTATTATTTTTGTTCTCTCGATTCTGTGATTGTCAAACGCTTCGTGGTTCTAAATCACCTGAAACTGTAAATGAATTAAGTGTTGATAAATACTTGGGTAATTGGTATCAAATATATGGTGCACCAACAAATGTTATTTTTCAAGGATATGGTAAATGTATAACAGCACAATATGGTTTATTGGAAAATGGATATATAAGTGTGTTAAATTCGCAAATAGATTCAAATAATGAATTAGACCAAATATCGGGTTATGGATATTATACAAATACAAGTGAACCAGGAAAATTAACTGTTCATTTGGATGGTGTTCCAAAAGACTCTCCTTATTGGGTAGTAAAATTAGGTGAAGTAATTAATGAGCAATATCAATATACTATTATATCAGTTCCTTCAGGAATTTCTCTATGGGTTTTGACAAGAGATATTGATAGTTTTTACAGCAAATACGACGAAGAAGTTAAAGATTATCTAGATGATAATAATTTTAAATATGAATCAATAGTGCAGGATGATACTTGCGAATATTTCTTTAAGTAGTTTAATAATATATACTAATTTTTGATTTAAATGTCTTTAAGTTATTTACACCTTTGCACATTTAAACGGTAAAGCAAAATTAAAAGAACAACAAGAAATTAATGGAGTTTAAAATTACGAAATTTTCTTTGTAATGTTTTTATTGATTTATTTATTTTGTTCCAATCATATTCCCACATAACAACTAAATTATAACCTAAATTTCTAATAAATTGTTCTCTTTCTAATGTTTTTTGATATAATTCACCAAAATTTTTTTTAGATATTGGATTTATACCAATTGAATTATATATTTTTGGATTTCCGTGCCATAAATCTCCATGAAATTCGTATATTGTATTGGTATTTTCACAATAACCATCAGCATTATATTTTGTATCTAATATTTTATATTCGCCAGCATTTTCAGCGTGTTTAATATGTATATTGTAAAATATTGATATAAAATTTAACCATTGTATAGATTTATATGAATGTTTTTGTCCCGAACATTTTTTACAACCAATATAATTTAAATGATTATAAGGTGTTTGCCAAAATTCATAATTATGTTTTTTACATTTTATAACACATATTGTATCAATATTTATATAATCTGTTTTTGAATAATCGTAATTATCTTCATATAATATTTTTGATCTATTTATAAAAATTTCTAATCCAAGAATTTGTTTATTTTTTCTTAATATATTACCACAGCTATTACACCCATTTCCTTGTAAATGGTTAGCTGGTATTTGTATAAATTCTCCATGTTCACTGCATATTATAATAATTTTTGTCTGACTATTAACATAATTAACTTTTGAGTAATTATATTTATAACCATGAATTTCAATTGCCTTTTTAATAAAAATTTCATTTGAATCAGATTTATTTTTTGCTCGTATTTTATTACTACATAAAATACAATTATGACCTTGTAAATGTTTGTCTGGTCTTTGTGTAAATTCTCCATGTTCTTTACATATAATAGTAATAATTGTTTTACTATTAACATAATTAACTTTTGAGTAATCATATTTATTTCCATGAACTTCAATAGCCTTTTGTTTGAAACCTTCATTACCATAATTTCTTAATTTTTTTCTATTTTCCATAGAACATTCTTTACATTTTTGTCCTGATAAATGATTTGTTGGTGTCATCCAAAATTCAAAATTGTGTTTATTACATATTATTAATAATTTTGTTTTTGCATCTTTGTATTCACTTTTAGAATAATTATATATTTTTCCATGTTTGATTTCAGCTTTTTTAATAAATAATTCAGTCATTATAATTTTACTTATATTAATAAAAATTATTTTATATCAATTTTTTATTAAGCATAAAAGCGAAATATTCCATAATAGAGATAAGAATGCTGTGCAGAATATGTTAAATATAGTTAAATCTGTATTGAATACATGGAAAAGACCAGAAATATTTTATAGAGAAGTAAATTCTTAAAAATTCATATCCGTTTCAACACGAATACTAACCAAATTTTTATTATCTTTGTATATTTTTTCGTTGTTAAGTCGGCGTTTTAATTGTGCAAAGGTGTAATATATATTATTTTTTTGCCACATCTTGCAAAATTTTCAGTAATTTTTGTTCTATATCTGTCATATAATAGATATGGAATTTAATATTTATGTTTTCTTGTTTTTCCTCCTAATGACGCAGCAGGTGCATCATTTCTTCTAGTGTTATCGAATCTTTTTATTTCTTTTGTTTGTATTGGAACATTAGATGCATTCTTATTTTTAATGGTTTTATTGTATACTGGTGATATAATATATGGTTTGCCTGTAAATTCGGCAAATGCTTTTCTTATTGCATTATATTTTGTATTGCATTTTGATTCACTAATTTGCTGAGGTGTCAATGATGTTCCCGGATGTAATTCCATATCAATCGTTATCGAATATGCGATTTTTGATGAATCACTGTCTTCTGGTTTTTTTGTTATATATCCTGGTCTTGGATATCTATATGAAGGAGGATATATATTTTGCCCTCCATCCATGTCTACAGTTTCATCATTTAAATTAGGTTCTCGTGTTGCAATCATACTTTCTTCCTCTTCTTCGGCATTTTCTAGAAGCAATTCATTTGAATTATATAGCATTGAGTCTTCTTGAATAATTCTTGATTGAATAGGTATTCTATTTGGAAATAAATTATTAAAAAACTCTATAAAAACATCTTTTTTATACGAATATAATATTTTTTTACATGCAATATCTATTTGTTTCATTATTGGTAAATAAATGCTAAATTCATTTTTCGATTCTACATCAATTATACTAGAATATGATACGCCATAAATTAACATTAAAATATGAATTGGAGGAGCTAAATTATTATTATTAAATATTGTAAACCATTTACTAACATATTGAACTTGCTTTTGTTCTCTAATACCTTGTCCAATTATTTTACTGATAGGTTTTACAAAATATTTAAATCTTATCAACTCATAGTGATTTTTTTTATAAAAAAGAAACATTATTTTTTTCGAACATTCGTCTTTTATTAATTTATTATTTGAAATTAAAGCTTTTAATCTATCTACTGTTTTTATTGATACTCTAACTGTAGTTTGATAATCATATTTTTCAATTGGAATTATACATATCTTTAATATATCACATATTGCATCAATTGCAATATCATTCGCCCAATAATTTTTGCTCAAAATATATCGTTCAATTTCTAAATTAGTAACAACTTTGAATGGTGTATAGTATAAATCACTCTCTTGTGGTAATCTTTCTGGTTTTTTTACTAAAAAGTTAATATCAGAATTGTATATATTATTTATTATATCTAAATATTGTTCATCTGTAAGCTCAGTGTTAAATTCTCTTTCTGTTTGTTCTACTGCTTCTTTAAATTTATTATTTAATAAATCTTTAGATACTTCTGCAACTAATAACATATTATTTACTATTTCAACATCTAATTGTCTTATATATCTAAAAACAATTTCTCTCAAAACTTTTATAGTAAATAAATTGTTAATACCATAATTATTATAAACAATCTTTGAATTTTGATTTTCATAATTATTTATATTAATACCGTCAGCAACAGCATAAAAAAAACAATCTCCATTCATTGGACTTTGTAAAATAGTTACTTGTTCACAAAGTTTATCATAGGATGATTTATTTAATAAATCTGAAGGTTTTTTAGGAATACTATTTGTTGTAATATAATAAAAATTATGTATATTATTTTTAACAAGTGAAGGGAAATAACTGAATATTATTCTCATTAACTCAAAATACTTATTATTTTGAAAATATTTTCTAAAAAAAGAAGTATTAAATATACTAATTTTTAAATCTTTTTTGAAAGAATCATATAATTTTTCTTCTTCTGGAGATAATTCCTCTATATTTTGTTGCGGTGGTAAAAGCAATGGAATATTGGAAGGTGGTTCTACTATTGCAGGTGGTGATGTTACTACAAGTGGCGCTGATTGAGGTGGTCTCGTTGGAGGTCCAGTATAATTTACACCAGTTAAAATAACTGCTGGTATTTGGTTTAATTGCTCTTCACCACTAATAATTTCTTCTTTCACTAATTGTGTATATAATTTAGGGTCTGTGATTTTAATTGGGTCAATTTCTTTCTTTTTTTGCTTAACCTCAATCTTCCAATCGCCAGATGTCCATTGAATATCACCTATAGCGTAAGGGTTTTTACCAATATAAATAACTGAGCCGACTGGAAATATGGTGTCTAATGTTACTTTAATATTATTATCAACATAACCATATTGTGTAGCTTGCACTAAACTTTTAACTGGTATCTCTCCATTATAATTTAATAATGATTGAAATAATCCTTTATTAAAAAACTCTTTAATTCTATATTCTTCTGGAATTGTATTAATTTTTGATTTATTGAGTTTAATTAAAGGATTAAATTTTACAGTTTTTTCATCAGTATTTTTGATTGTCATCGATGGTTTATATTCTATTTTTTGATATCCAGGAACAGTGGTTCGTATTGTAATATTTAATTGGTCTGGATAAATAATTTTTGCATCTTTTTTTTCTTCTTTTTTGACTACTGTGTTCATAATAATATATTATTATATTTAAAAAAATTAAAATTGAAAACTAATAATTGTCTACTAAATAAAGTATACAAATAAAATGTCATTAATTCTCAAGTTAAACAATTTAATTGAAGGTGAAGTTGTTAAGAGGCCTTCGAAATATATCAAGACACCTTATGTTGCAGATATTAAAATATGTTCAACTAGTAATATGATTTTAGGACACACTGCATCATTAGGATGTTGTGGATTAGCAGATGTAGGTGCATCTGTTTTAATGTCTCTTGTGCCTAAAACAAAAAATAATAGTAATTCAGATAAGCTTCATTGTGAATATAGAGTCTATCTTTCTATTATTAGAGAGAAAGAAAGAGAAATGATTGTTGGTATTTATCCTAAATTGGCAGAAGATTTAGCTGAATCAGCTCTTAAAAATAATTTGTTATCTAGACTTCAAAATGTAAAAACTTATAAAAGAGAAACAAAAATTTATGTTCCTGGTCTTGTTGATTCAAGATTTGATTTTAGTGGAATAGATGAAAATGAATTACCATTTATAATGGAGATTAAAAATGTTCCGCTTGCTGATTATGAAGATGTAACTGCGAAAGATAGAAAAAAATTGTGTTTCGATGACAGAGATATAAATTCAAAGGTTGCATATTTTCCTGACGGTTACCGAAAAAAAAGCACTGACACTATCAGTCCGCGTGCATTAAAACATATTAATGAATTAGCGTTAATTAAACGTATGTCAAAAACTCGTTGTATTATGTGTTATGTAATACAACGAACAGATGTTAATAGATTTCAACCATCAGTAATTGACCCAGAATATAGAGAAGCATTTACAGAAGCTGTTAAATCTGGAGTAGAAATAATTACTATGGTAGTTGAATGGAATAGAGACGGAGAGGCATACTTTATTAAAGATAATTTAACCATTAATATTTAGATTTTATAAAAAAAATAAATATATATTTATATAATGTCAATACTGAAAAACGATGAATCATTAGAAATAGAAACATTATTTTCAAAACCCAAAAAAGGCACTAGAAGAGCATCAGATTTGGATTTTGAAAATGCTTCTCCTATTGGTATAGAAGATATAATCACATCTGATTTTCAAAAATCAAAATCTCTTAAAAGTGCACGCAAAGTTAGTCCATCCTCTATAGAAAATCCTGAAACTATTTTTTCATTAGCACCAACAATTGGGACAATAAAAAATGTCGCTTCAACTGAAGGTGATTTTACAGCAATGGATATAGTAAAAGATACTAAAGACACCTCAAATTTTATAAATATTCTTACACCTAAAAATAAAAAAAATCCTAATTTTAAGAACGAGGTTGCTAAATTGTCAAGGTCTGATGCTCATCATGACTTAAAAGATGTATTTAAGGATAGTATTTATAAAACTGAACAGTATGTTAGAGCCGCATTTGATTCAGGTATACCTGTTCCTGCTACAACATCATATCACGAGGGTGAAGCATTTGCTGCAGTTATGCTTAGTGCTGATACAGAAGGTAATACTATTATAATTAATGGTCGTGAAGAGGAATTAGATAGAGCACTTGATTCTGTTCCTGACTGTACTAGTGAATATAATGGAAGATATAGTGTATTTGATATTGGTGTTTCTGGAATGCCTCTTTTTAAATATAAAGTTGTTAGATTTGTAACTAATTGTAGTAATAATGTAAACTTTAAGAGAGAAAATTTAACAGCTATATCATGTAAAAGTGATTTTGGTAAAAAATTTGTTGAAAATGTAAAATTGGGAGAAGATGAAAATGAAGCAGCAATTATTGTTGATTTTAGCCAACATCATTTTATAGAAGATTTAACTACTGGAACTAAAACTGATTTTCAAGTTCATTATTTAATGACTCCTGAAGTTGTTAATGACCCAGCAGGAAAACCAAATGTTAATAATAGAAGTCTTTTTGATATTCAAGATAATGGTGTTAGATTACAGTCATATGTTCAAACTGATGATGTTTCTACTGCTTATACTAGATTTGATGATTCTGATCCAAGTCCATCTAATAATTTTTTCTCAAATTATGATTTTACCTTATCGCCAATTAAGCAAATATTTACAAAACAAAAAGCAGAAAAACTAATAACAACACTTAATATTAAATATGATATTATTCCAGGTAAACCATTAACAGATACAATTCAAGATAGTAAAGGTGAAAATAGTATTACAACTGTTTTAGGGTATTTAAGAAAATTACTCGTTGCAGTTAGAACTAAAAGCGATGATGCTGCTAAATTTAATTTTAATTCTAAAATTCAACAAAAAAGAGGCGGTGATTGGTTTCAAGCCTTATGCTGCATTGATGCGAGAAATCGTATAATAACACCAATTTTACCTACAAGAGGAAGACCAACTAAACTTTTATCAAAATGCCCTGTTTACTTGGTAACACATGATAGAATAGCGGTTTCTTTTGCTCTCTTAAATGGTGTAAATGTAATTTATCTTGATTATTATGGACGTATTTTTGTTTTTAAAAATACAGGTGATGTAACACTTAAAAGTTCTGGAAAACCTATAGAAGAAATATTATTTGAAGGAATTAAAACCAAATGGGATCCAAGCAATCCAGCAGCTGAACAGTTATCCAGATTACTAATAACATCTAAAAAATATACAACTGATAGAGATGGTTATTTAAATGGAAATGCACGTTCTAAAGGAAAAATTATTAATTTTTATAATAAATGTGACGAAATTAAAGCTGATATTGATGCTTTTACTTTAAAAGGTAAAAATCCTATTGTAGATTTTCAAAAAATTACAACTTCAAGTGTTCAACAAATGTTTACTATGGCTGTTGAGTTAGAATTTATTAAAGTTAATCTTGTTGATGTTAAAAAAGATATTATATTTATTGAATCAAATAGAAAAATATTTAGTGGCGAATACACAGACGAAATTAAAACACAAGTAGCTAATTTTAGCAAAGCATTAAATAATATTAAGGGAATACAAGATAGATTTGGAATTATTCCAGCCCAAGGTGATTTTTTTAACGCATTTAATACTTGGGTTATTAGTAATGTTCCAAAATTAGATGTATATAAGTGTGCTAAAAAACTTCTTGAAGAAGGTATCAAAACTCAACCTGAAAATAAATTATTTGAATATGATAGATTATCTAAATTTTATAACAAATCACATGAAGGCGAGAGAACAACCGATTCTCATATATTTTTGCCATTTATTCAAGATTTGGATGATACAAGTAGAGAAAAATTACTTAATATTTTACTTTCATTGACATCTAAACTTGAAGAATATATTGTTATAAGTAAAGCAGCTGCTTCATCTCGTTCTTCAAGAACAGGTAGTTTAAGTTCAACTGAACTTTTTTATAATTCACTTGCTAATTTAATATATGAATCATTTGTATTTATTGAACATAGTAAAGCTACTACTCCAGAAGATATTAATCCAATTTTTGAAAAAACAGAATCATTAATTGATTATTCTATATCAACTGATAACATTCTTTTAAGAACCGATAAAATGGAGTTAGACGTATTAAGATATCCTGGTAAAGAAACGAATTATACTAATGATGTTTCTGAAGGCGTTGACATTTCTGAAGGCGTTGACATTTCTGAAGGTGCTAATGTTAAAATTGGTGGTGGATATTTGGATTCTTTCTATAATCCTAACCCTAATGCAAGAATAAATGCTGAATCAGTTATATGTGATATGAGTGTTAAACAAATTATTTGGCCATTATTAACATGTGTATTATTGAAAAATAATAATGAACCTGCTATAAGCGAATTTATTCATCAAATTAGACAAAATATTCCAGATGTAATTACTAGCGGTGAAGAGGAATTATCTGAATTACAAAATAATCCAATTATTGCATCCTTGAGAGATAAACTTTCATCTACTTCTAGTTCATTTGGAGGACGTCATAAACGAGGTGGAGGTTTCAATCCTAAAACTTATAAAGCAATTGTTGATTTAAATAATTTAGCAACTGGGTTATATAGTTCACAAGATAAAACAAGTGCAGGAAAAAATCTTATGTTAGATTTTAAACTTGGATTTCATCCATTAACACCAATTTATTCTATGATGACTTCTTATTATAATACAATAGGTCCACAATGTAGTTCAGATCCATTTTTTTATACTTATTTTACATATATAAATGTTCTTGAAAAAATGAAATCAATTATCGAGGCAAATTATTTAAGTAATACTAGTAATCCTTACAAAACAGCTTCTGCTTATTTAATTGGTATGGGTCTAGCATATATGTTACTTAAATCTCACACCAGTAAAGCTCAGAATAAAGAAATATTAGAGGTAATAGGTATGAATAAAAAAGATTATGCTACTTTTTCTCTCAAAAATGATACTTTTACAAGTATATTTTCTGGCTCATTTCATCAAGATTCTTATGAAGAAATGATTGGAATGATATGTTTAAATAATAAATTGTTTGATAATTTTATTAATAATCAAGTAAATATTAAACAAGTTTTACAACAAGGAACATCTGTTGCTAATTTACCGAGTTATCAAGTTCTTAAAGAGAGAATATTTAAATTAATGGGTGAAATTGTTATTAAGGTTAACGCTGATAGAGGAACTCCTATTGCTTCCTCTTCAGGTATTTCAGGAATATCTGTAGAAGAACGCGCTAGACGTGCCGCATTAGGTCAACAAAGATACGAAGAAAAAGTTGCCAAGGGTTTAATTAAACCAAAAAGAGAAACTGATATTAAATATGGTAAGGATGTATTTACATATAGTGATACTGGAACTCCTGTAACTTCTACAAGTTCTACAAGGTCGTTGGGTGGTAAAAAGAGAAAGGTTACTAGAAAGCATCGTAAGTTTTATAAAAATAAGACTGTAAAACGTTATAGAAAAAACAAAAGAACTAGAAAACATAGAAAACGTTAAAAATTACAAATTATTTTTTGATTGAATTCATAAATTCTTCTACTAGATTCTCTGGAATGTTATTAAAGTTTACTAATAATTGATTAAGTTTATATTGTTTATAATATTCTGGATTGTCATTCATCTTCTTTTTAAAGAATTCTGGATCTTCAATACATTTTAAAGCCGTTTTTGGTCCGCATTTTGGAAATACTGAAGGAATATTATCGCTTGTGTCACCCATAATAATTTTAATTTCCAAATCATCTTCAGCATTTCCAGTTGAGTTCTTTTCGGCAATATTTTTGTATGTTAAATTATATAAATCTACATTATCTGCATTTAATTGTAAATAATCTCTATCACTTGTAATAATATAAATATGACACTTAGGATATCTATGCACTAAATGTTTTACAGATAAAGCAATACAATCATCTGCTTCCAACTTAGGATGTTTTAGAATTGCCTTTGCTCCTCCTTTTTGAAAAAGTTCTTCTTCATAAGCCATTTTGAAGAAGGGCCCACCCATAAATCCATCTTCAGGACCATTAACTCTGTTCGCTTTATAATGTTTAAATATGTCATTCCGCCAAATATGTTCTCGTTTACAATCCTTGCCAACAATTAAAATAGGTTTTACAGGTTCTTTTTTAATTTTAAGCTTTTTAGGCATTTGCTGTAAATTATCAACAAAAGTTTTTCGAAATTTTTCAACAAATTTTTCATTTTGATATGGGTCGTCAAGAGGTTCGTCAGGATAAGCATTTTTCCACCATTGTAGTAATGCAAAATAGCGATAAAAGCAATAATAGCTTCCGTCTACAAATATAAAAGTAGGGTTCATTGTTGATATATTAATTTCCATTTATAAATAATATAAATTAGTATTTAATTTATTTCAATTTTAAATATAAATTTATATATAAAATTGAAAGATGTTAACTAAGTCCTCTTATTTACAGACACTATAAATAATTATGAAGAAAAATTCTTTAAATTATCAAAAAAATAACCTATTATGTATGTTCTTATGGAAAGACTTGTGCAACAAATTCAAATACTGATTGGATTATTTGAATTTATTTTATTTTATATTCTTATATATTATAATGGATAATTTTACTCAATTATTTTGGTTTTTTTCTTTACTTTTTATATTTTTATCTCTCTATTTAATATGTTGTACCAAAAAAAGTAATATATTTTATTTACAAATTGCTTCAGGATTTGGTATATTTGCTACAAGTAAGATAGGACGAACATTTTTAGGCTTAGTATGAATAATTGGAAATAGTAAAATCGGTATTTGAAATCTAATTTTTATTTTGGGTCGGTGTAATCTAAAAGTAATTTAGTTTTAAATAATTCATTTATGGCTTTATCCATTATAGTAATATAATCACCCTTGCATAATGTAAATGTTATACCATGAGACATAGCTAAAACTAATTGTGATTTTACAAAATCATCACTAGGTCTAATACCTAAATTAGCTAGTTCATCTTTTGACAAATATTCTTTGAGATTCGATATAAATTTATAAATCTGTATTTGATTAGCTTTTTTAGATGAATTTATAGTTTCTGATATAATTTCTTCTGTCAAAGATATAATATTGTTATAATTATCCTTAGAAATTTTCTGTAAAATACCAGGAGGGTCAATTAAACCAGAATTCAATAATTTTTCAGCCGGTTCACGAGGCGATTGTTCAAACAATTGAGTAAATATATCAAATAATATTCCTTTATATTTTATGTCAACATTATAAATAATACCAAAATCTATAACACCAATTTTGTGAGGATACTTGGTGTCTTTAGAATCTTTAATAAATAATATATTCCCACTATGAAGGTCTCCATGAGTAACTCCATGCATAATAGTCGTAACAATACCAAATTTGACAACTAATTTAGCAAATGATTCATAATCTTCTTCTTTAATTTGATTAATTTTTATTCCTTCGATACATTCCATCAATATAATGTCAGGATACTCTTCTGTTACTTGTCTATTTGCAGTTGGAATTTTTACATATTTTAAATTTTTACAATTCTCTCTAATTCTATCCATATTATCTATTTCTTCTAAAAAATTTGTTTGATGTCTAATTATTTCAACATTTTTGTTTACAACTTCAGTCAATTGGTATTTATTTATAATAGGAATAAATGATAAAATATACATTGAAAATAATAAATTATCAATAGCTTCATCTAATTTTTGTTGAATATTTTTACGTTTCATTTTAATTATTACTTGTTTATTTGAATTATTATTATCATAACCTCTAAAAACTAAGGAAATCATTCCTGCATTTATTGGTTTTTCATATCCATGTGGTAATTGTAAATTGAATTTATCTGACATTTCAATTAATTGATATAAATCAATATCAGAATAAGTCCAAGGGGCATTATCAGTAAATTTAAGAAGATTATTATTAGTTTTATCATCAATTAAGCTATTATTTAAAGCAAATGCTTGAAAAATTTTTACATATAACATATTTATTGAAGCTAAACGTATTGATAACCTGTCAATAAAAAAAGAATAATCGCGAAATATAGCATATATTAATGCTTCAGTTATAAAAATAAAAAATGCATTCAATAAAAATAACACGGACCTAATATTTTTTTCAATATTCATATAATTACATTCTAACGTTTTCTATAAATTGTTTTACTCTGTTAAATATTTTATATAAAATTAATCCTACTATTTTTTCTATAACTTCTGGAATATTCATTATATCTTCAAATAATATATTACATGTAACTTTAATTTTATGTTGAGTAAGTAAATTGCAATTAAATGTCATAGTTTTTATATTCATTGATTCAGCATCAGGAGGCATATTTTGTGGTCGTTCAGACTTAATAGTTTGTGATACAAATTTAATATTATTCTCTTCAACAATTTTTGTCATATAAATATTAGAAAAACGTTGAGGTAATCCTAGCTCTTCAAATAAGTGTTTCATAAGTAAAACAATTCTAGCTTCATTATCATTTATAATTTGGAGATTTACTTTTTCATAAATATCTGAGTTTAAATCGTAAATAAGTTTTACTAAATTAAAATCAATAATCTTTGATAAATTAATATTATTATTTTCCATTTCAAAAGACAAACTATAATTGTTTTTTTCATTTTTTAAAAAACTAAATCCTTCCTTGGAATATAATGTATTGGATTCTGACATTTATTTTACTTTATAATTAAAATTAAAATAAATAACTAATTCTTCTCTCTGTTCTTCATAATTAAAAATTGATTTTGAGTATTTAATATCGCATTTTAACAAATATTATTTTAGTATAAAGCATCCTTATACATCTTAATAGATTTTTCTCTCTGCTCTTTATAATCTACAATGGGTTTTGGATAACCGCAATCTTTATGCTTTTCCCATGTTGTATCCCAATTATGGATATCCTCGTTTGGAATATCTTTAAGTTCGGGAATCCATGTCTTAATATATTCGCATTTTGGGTCGTGTTCTTTTGACTGCATATATGGATTGAAGTAGCGAAAATAAGGTTGAGCATCACTACCTCCACCACTTGAAAATTGCCACCCTCCGGAATTACTTGCTACATCATAATCTACTAAATGCTGAGCATAAAAGCGTTCACCTTCTCTCCAATCTATCAATAATATTTTTATTAATATACTGGAAGAAATCATACGACCTCTATTATGTGTCCATCCTGACTGCAAAAGTTGTCTCTGTGAAGCATCTACAATAGGTATTCCAGTAATACCTTTAGTCCACGCATCAAAAAGTCGTTTATTATCATGCCATTTTATTTTATCATATTTTTTATTTAAACTATTACCTAAAACATGTGGATGATTATATAGAACCTGACTGTAAAATTCTCTCCAATATAGCTGACGAATAAAGGAGTGATTAGATTTAAAAGCGTAATACACTTCGCGTATGCTTATATTCCCAAATTTAATATATGCTGATAGATGCGAGGTAGGCTTTGATAATTCATCGCGAGTTTCAGCATAATGCTTTATGATTTTTGATGCGACTCGCATTTGTTTCAATGCCTCTGTTCTACCACCTCTTACCAAAATATCAGGATTTTCTTTTCCTACAAATTTTTTCATCGCCGAATCAAATGTTATTTTATTTGGTATATGAGATTCTGAACTCTTAAAATGTAATTTTTTAGTAATAGGTTTTTCTACTTTTTTATTTTTTGCTTGATTAAAGTAAGGCGTAAATTTGACATATGGATTTCCTGACCCATTTAGCACTTCATCTGGCTGACAAAGATAATAATCTGGAGTATATGTGACGAACACTTTCATTTGCTGACACATTTTTACTATTCCATCATCTCTCATTCGACTATAAGGAGTAATATCCAAATTAAACGCAACAATATTTATATCCCATGATTTGATACAATCGGCAATAACCTTTTCGTTGTCTCCATAAAATGTATGTAATTTGCCTCCTTCCTTACTAATTTCAGATGACAAATCTTGAAGCGATTCAATCATAAATTGAACAGAATTAGCTGACTTATATTTATTGCCAGAACCGACTTGTTCAGGAGTAAAAATAAAAATTGTATATATATTATTACATAACTCCGAGAGAAAATTTAATCCATTATTGTCCACAATTCTTAAATCTCTTCTAAATATAAATAATCCATTTTCCATTTTATTGCTCATTATATATATAGTATTATCATATTAAAAGAATTTAAAAATATTATCATAATTCATTATATTAATGTCTCAAAAAGAATTAGAATTAGAAACAGAAACAACTCAAATATTTTCTCGTCCAGCAAGGTTATCAGATTTTTTTGATGGAGATTATGATACATTAACTAAAAATAAATATAAAAATTATTCACATAATAATGGTTCAATAGAGAAAAATCAACAGGAATTTGGTCAAAGAAAAAGAATAAAACCATGACGCACTGGAACAAAAAGCCAACAACAAATTGTTCCCAAAGGGTTTAAAAAAGGGTTTCGTGGATAGATAAATTTTATAGTTAATATATGAATGACGCAATTTAAATTTGAATTGTTGAAAATATATTCTACCAATTTGTTACTTGCTTAAGTCCAGACCAAAATATATCATTATTTTGCTTAGCTTTTTCTAATTGTTGAGCATGATAAAATGCTAATGCTGCAGATTCTTCATTTTGCTGCTTATCTTGTTTATATAATTGACGCATAGATTCTTCTTTAGTTAAAGGAATTGTATTTACAGTATTGCGATGACGTTTATATTCATCAATAGATTTAAATTTTTGCACCTTATTATAATCTTCTTCTGTTACTGGAATAACAGATTCAACATATGCTTGTCTTAAATCTGTATAACCCATACCACCTCCTCCTCCATTAAATAATGAACCAGACGTAAAATTACTATTATATTCCATTAATGAAGAACCACCAGCAGATGATGAAAGAAATGAATTATCAATCCCTTTATATGGTGTTAGTGCTTGAATTTCTTTTTTTCTCTTTTCTATCTCTCTTCCCATAGAATCCTTGTTTATATTTTGAGGAGTAAAAATGATGTCTTCATCAGATTTTAGCCAATTTCCATATCCATGTTCAACAGGGTCCTCTACTTTATGTTTGTCAAATTGTTCATTAAACCATTTGTTAAAATTATTGCTATCTTTAAGGTCTTTTTTCATATCAAACATTTTATCTAGAACTTGACCATTTTGAGTGTCGTAGTATTCATTTTTATCTTCAGTTTTTTTATTAGTTTTATTTTGAAATTCATAAATATCTTTAAGCTTTTGAAATGCTTTTCCAAAAAAAACAAAATATTTATTATCTAAACGACACTTATCTGGATGTGTTTTTAGTACAATTTTCTTAGCTTCTTTCATATTTTCTTCAGTTAATATTATAGAAGTTTTGAATCCAAATAATTTATACAATTCTTCTCTTGAGTAGTTTTCAATATTTAAATCGATGGCTTCATATTGTTTTTTATCATAATTAACATCAAACCTCTCAATTTCCCTAGTTTGATTTTTAAATGGGTCAACTCCTGCAAATGGGTCCTGTTTGTAATCGTTGCCTGTTTTTTTTATTTTAATACCTGTTTTTGAACAAGTAGTCATCGAAAATTTATCCTTTTCATTTCTAGGCTTCATTAATTATTTATAGTATTATTATTTATATTGAATTAACCTAAATTATTAAAAATAAATTATTAAAATATATAATGGAAAAGGAAATAAATTTTAACTTTGAAGATGTATACTTAAATGTGGATGAAAAAAAAGATAAGCTTACTAATAAATTATTACATGAGAAATCATCTAATACAAATACACCTGACCCATTTTTTTGCATGAATTTTTTTCAATATATGACAAGTTGCTGCTTTTTATTATCTGAGTAATATATATATATATGGCAGCATTAAGAGGTGATTTGGTATTTTCATATTGGATATATGCATGGTATATTTTATATGCTGTTAAAATAACAAAATATTCACCTAAATTTCCAATTATATTAGGATTAATAGATAATATAATTATGTTGATTTTAATGTTAATATATGGAACTAGTAAGCGGACAATTTTCTATTTTATTATTATAAATACTCTCATCAAAATAGTGCCATTATATTATTTAAGAAATGAATCCGTTAGAATGAAAGATATAGGATTTACTATTTTATTATTTGTTATATTTATTTTATGGCTGCATTTTAATAAACAAAGCTTATTTGGTAATATTAAAATTATACATGATTCGCTTTTATTTGGTCAAGATAAGACACCATTTATGGCATTACTAAATAAACTTAAAAAAAACTTTAAAAACTTACAAGTATTATAGTATGGAATTTATTGAAAAATTTAAAAACTTACCAGATGGTTTGATACATATAATTATACTGATGTAGTAGTTTATAGAGATGGCAAATACATAAATCGCATTAAAAAATGATTAAAAACTGCAAAGAAGATTGGTTATAATATAAATAAATTAATATTTTAAAAATTATAAAATATAAATATATAGATGATTGATGAGTTTAATTGGTTAATAATATTAGTAATATTTGCATTATTTATTTTTTATTCAAATAGTAAAATTTCAAATACAATTGAAGATTATAGAGTTGAAAAGAATGTTATAAATAATAATAATTTAGAAAATTATAGAGATAGAAAAAGAATAAGGGATACAAAAGTATTTGTAGGCGAATGTCCTTTTAGAAGAAGTGATTTTTTATTGTATGATGATAATGATTTTGGCTCACATAGTATTTATGAAGTAGGTAAAATAAGTTCTACAATACAAAACCATAATAATTATCCAAATAATTATTCCTCAAATTATGCAAATTATTATTCAGGATATGTCTAAATATCCAAACTGATAGTATTACTAGCTGACTTTTTTTTACGTCCACTTCTCTTAGGCATATTAACATCAGATTGTAAATCTTTTAAGTCATTAATACTTATAGTGCTATTATCGTTTGTATTTTGAACAGGTTGTTGAATATTAATAGTTTTAGTTTTTAATCCAGAGAGAATATCTGTAATATCAGTTGGTCCTTTCATTTCTGGTCTTAAAGGTTGTCTTCTACTATTTCTATCTTGCATATCTGGTCTTTCAAAATTCTCTCTAAGATTAATTCCATCCTCGAAATTACTCTTACTCATATTTAAATCAGGTCTAGCAAAATTATTATTACCAGGTCTTCCTAAAGGAGTTGGTATAGAGTTAGGTCCTTGAGTAGCCAAAGGTGGTGGTGGTCCCATTCCTCTTGGAACTTCTGGAGTCATCAAATTAGACATAAATCCTCCAAATCCAGGATTAGTTTGAGCCATAGAATTAACAGCAGCATTTTGGAATGAACGCATCAAGTCAGGATTTTGACGAAGAATATCATCCATACCAGGCATAGAAGATTTAAACATAGTATTAGTCATGTGAACCATCATTGCACTTCCACCTAATTGAAAGAGAAGTTTCAACTCAGGTGCCATTGATGCCTTACTCTTGTATTTTTCGTGTAATTCACTAAAAATATCATCATAATCATTAATATTTTCTTGAACTTGTTCCGACCAACCATCTAATTTAACATCAAATGGGTCAAATTTGTTGTTTAAAAATTCCATTCCATTAATAATTGCCATAAGCATGTTACCCTGAAACTTTACAGAATTTTGCTTTGTCTTTTCTTCCATAATAGTTTCATATTCTCCTTGCATTTCTTGGAGAGAAGAATCCATAGAATATTTTTTAGATAATTCAACACCCTTCTTTTCTAATGCTTCAAGCTTACGAAGAAACTTAAATTTCTCTCTAAGCATTTCATCTTTTGACATTCTAGGTTCCATTGGAACAGATTTATCAGGATTTATAGGAATATTATTAAATTTGCCATAACCATCCCATGTTTTAGTATCATTTTCGGTGTCAGATGTTGCGCGCCCTAAATCTTCATTAAACCCATTTAGTCGAATACCAGGTCCATCACTAAAAGATACAGATGGTCTATCAAATAAGTCAGACTTTGGTGCAAATCCACTTGAAGGAATATCATCAACTAAGTCATTAAGTTCATTTTCAAGTTTATTTAAATCATCTAAATCAATATCACTAGTTGGTCTAGAACTTTCTCTCATTTTATCATTCATTAAAAGCTCTAAACCTCCACCAAAATTAGAAGAACGTCCAAAATCTCCACCATTTAAATCAAGTTCAGTAATTTCCATTAAATCAGCCATATTTATTGATTAAATAGAACATTTAATTTTAAGTAATACGAATTACAATTAATATATTTTTAATTTAATTTAATTTAATTGCTAAAATTTTTTATTATTAATAAACCATAAACCTTGTAAAAAAGCATCTGATAAATCGTCTTTCTTTTTATGTTCATTAAAATAATTTAGATGCTCATTAAATCTAAAATCCGATGAGATAACTCCTAAACATTTTGCTATACCCAATTTTTTTCTATCAATATATTTTTCTTTATCTTTTGTATCACAATCTTTTAGTTTATTAGAAGCTGAAATAAATTCAATATGTTGTACATCTAAATTAGACATAATAAAATATTGCACTATCATACCTTGTATTGTTTTCATTCTTATAGCTAATGGTCCAATTTGATTCTCAATAATAACATAATCTATTTTACCCACAGGGTTTGCTTCGTCCTTAAATATTTCATTAAATTTATTTTTAATATTTACACCTATATTAAATAAATCAACTTCATTTGCTTTTTTACACTCAATTGTTTCAAAATAAATTTGTTGTATATGTTCATTTATTAAATTTGATAAATCTGCTTTTTTAATTTTTGGGGTGTATGTAATATTATCACTATCAGCTATTTCATAAAGTTTTGTAATTTTTTGCTTATTTATAAATGATGGTTTTTGTTGAGCTGAAGGAATTTTATATTCTTGTTTTTTAGAATGTTTTGCACAATAACATTTATCGTCTTTCTTAAATTTTGCTGGTTTATTACACAAAATATTTTTTTCACTAAAACTGCATTTAAATGTTTCAGCTTCAGATAAATCAATAATACCCCACTTTGATATCTTAAAATTCTCAACAGTTGGTGATTTATCAAAAAGACAGAATGCTAAATTTTTTATGCCAACATCAATTGATAGTATTTTCATTATAATAATAATAAATAATAAAAACTTATTATTATATTGTTTTGGTATATTGTTTTATTATACGGAGACTCCATATATATATAAAATGTAATATATTTATATTTTATTTAAAATCAGAAGGATTGATAGATGGAGAAATTAATCGGGAATTTAATTTTTCTCTAGATAAATAAGGATTTTTAAGGTCTGAGTTGCAGTAACCAAATCCTGGTCTACCTGTATCAAATGTTCCTTTAAAAGTATAAGGAACGTTACTAGAAGGTGTTTTACCAGTATTAACATGTGTGTCTAAACCAAGTGTATAACAAGCTTCTTGGTTATTATAATTCATAATCTGAGCACCATTTTTTTGGAGGAACTGACGATATTGCCAATTAGAATGAATACCTTCTTTACGCTGAATTCTCTCATTTATAACAGCATCAGGTTGCCAAGTTGCAAAGTTGCGTCCATCTGACATTTTCGCAGGAGAATTAAAATCTATATTATTAGAACCGCTATAACAACTGCTCCACGACATATATAATTTATAATTATAATAAAAATTTCTAAAACTTATTCAGCACCAAGTAATTTAAGTAATTCAGGTTTCTTTAATTTCGATGCTTCTATATTTGTAGTTAAATTTTTTTCAATAGCAATGCTTCTTAGCTTTGGCAATTGCAATTTCTTATAATCAATTGTATCGTGAGATTCATCTCCTAAATTAATAGTAATTGTTCTTAAATCACTTGCTGAAGGAATAATAGATTCTTCTAAAGCTTCATTATCTTCAAGTTTTGCTTCATATTTGAGGTCTAATACTTGTTCAACATAATCATCACCAATTTCAGGTAATTCATCATTTAATTCGAAATCACCTTCCAAATCTTCGGTATCAAATTCTAAATTATTTGCTTCTTCATATGAATTATTATCTTCTGCATCTTCATTTGATACTTGTAATTTAATAATTTTAACTTCCTGTTCATCTTCATCTTCATCTTCATCTTCATCTTCATCTTCATCTTCCTGTTCATCTTCATCTTCCTGTTCATCTTCATCTTCATCTTCATCTTCGTCATCTGAATTTTCATCATCTTCTTCATCATCATCTGATTGTTCACTTTCATCCTTACTTTCCAAATCTTCTTCATCATCAGAAACTTCAATTAATTTATTTGATTCAAAAATTCCTAAATTCTCTCTAACTGGTAAATCTGTTTCTTTTAAACCTTGACTAGTTCTTATTGCTAAATGATTTAGTCCCATTTTCATACCAGTCATATCCTCTGCTAATGTAGATACTAAACTTAACATAGAAGTAATTTTGTGATTTTGTTCTCTCATTTTACTTTCAAAATATACAACTAGCAGTGCAACAACAAGTACTAATATTCCTAAAAACATTAAAAACGTTGGATTAAATAAATCTGCTAAGGATGCCATTTTATTACAAAAAGATTATATAAATTAATTTATTTACTAACGAATTAATTTATGAAATAAAAAATGATAAGAATTTATAATTTATAATATTTTTTAAAGTCACCTTCTTGCGGAATATTAATATGTTCAATTATTTCTTTTGGATAATTCATTTGCCGTAGTACAATCATGCCACCTTTAATATTTGATATACCTTCTATTAATGTATATTTATAATTCAAATTATTATTTTCTTTTTCTGTTAGCATCTTATAGTTCATTATTGTCTTTGTTTTTTCCAACTTCTTGCATATCTTTATAAAATGAGTTGTTAGTAAGCATGATACATTTTTATTTTTTGTAATATACTTCATAAATGATGTTGCGCTTTGTTCAGCCTCTTCCGGATTTGTTCCTGAATATAATTCATCAAATGCACATAAATGTGTTTCTTTTGGCGAAACGCTAATAGCATCTAATATTTCCTTACATCTTCTGGCTTCCGCTTGGAATAAACTATCTCGTCCAGATGTGTCAGGTATATTTAAGTAACAATGAATATGATTAAATGGTTTAATCTTTGCTGAATCATAAAATCCACAACCGAACTGTTGAGTGAATAATATATTAATTAGCGTTGATTTTAGAATAGTTGTTTTTCCTGAAGCATTTGGTCCTGTAATTATCATATTTTTCTTAAACTTAATTGTATTCTTAATAGGTTTATAATTCTTTAATGAAGCATAATAACTGTTCTCTAAAATACTCTTTTTTGATTCATCAATAAATAAAGCAAAGTTTATTTTTCTCTCTAGAATATTTTGTTGTAACGCTTTTAAGCAATCCATATAACCATTGAATCCTAATGAATACATAATTGTATCATCGTATATTTTATCTGTATGTAATTCATAAAAGCATTTGAATACATATCCTATTTCTTTAATTTTACTGAAATTAAACATATTATAATCAGTTATCATTTCTATTTTTTTATGCATAACTTTTAATGTATCTAACTTCATTCTAACAATACTATTGAATTCTTGATGAGTTTTAAGCTGAGACGAATATTCAAGGTAATTTTCCATAGAATTTATCGTATGACTAATGTAAATTCTGATTTCATTAAAATGATTGTGGATTGTTTTCATGTTATTATTAAATCTTACACATACCATAAAATTCTGATAAATAGAGAATAAGTAAAATGCAGCGGAAATAAAAATATATAATTTCTCTTGTGAATTTATTTCTGCAAAATTGACAACAAATAATTTACCAATTGCATTTTGACTAGCAACATTTTTTAATACATCAATATATTCACTTATTGTAATTTGTAAACCCTTCATTTTAATAATAAAAAATGGTATAATAAGAATTATAATAGGAACAAGTAGAGAGATAATAGGTGATAATAAATTATATACACTCATAAATTGTAGAAACCATTCTGACCTATTTAAAAATTCAAGCGTTTCCCATTCAACAAAATAATATCTCTCCTTAAATCCTGCATCGACTTTTAATTCATTCCAAATATCAACAATATTCTTATAATTATTAGAATAATCAGTGTATTTTACACCTAATGGTTTATAATCTTTTAAAAGTATTTGATTTTCTTTGAGAAAATTAACATCAGTTGTATAGTATTTACATAATTGTTGATTAAGTTTTTTAGAAACATCATTATCGTTATCAAAACAAAAATTATAAATAGGATTACACGAGGAATCAACAGTTTCAATTAATTCTAAATCTTTTACAATATTTTTGTTCAATTCTACTTTGCTTTCATTATAAAAAATTGGAATTTTGAAATGGTCATTAATTTCGTTAATTTTTGATTCAGAACTCATTATAATTTAAATTAGAAATATAATGAATTAATTTTACGAATAACCTAATTGATGATAATTTATTTTTTAATCTTAATATATTTTTAAATTTTACTTAAAAATGTTAAATCTCCAGGCATTTCATGAATTTGTGTAGAATAATGTTCTTCAATTTTCTTAATTTGCATAACATCACGTCTAGTGATAAAATTAATACCAACACCTTTTCTACCCCATCTACCAGAACGTCCGATTCTATGTAAATAAGTATGAACATCCTTTGCTAAATCAAAATTAATAACAACGCTAACTTGTTGAATATCAATGCCACGTGCAGTTACATTAGATGAAATCATAACTCTTGAATTTCCACTTCTAAAATCATTGAATGCCTTATCTCGTTCAGATTTCTCCATATTACTATGAATTCTGCATACAGGAAAACCATCTTCGCACATTGCTTCATATAAATCTTGCACACGTTTAATACTATTACTATAAATAATAGTATGAGATAATGTGTTGAATGTAAAAATATTTTTTAAGGTAAGATATTTTTCTCTATCATCATTTATAGCAACATAATATTGACCAATACCTTCTAATGTTAATTGTTCACGCTTAACACTAATCTTAATTGGATTACGCATAATTTTATCAGTAATATAATTAATATCGTCTGGTAATGTTGCACTAAATAAACATACTTGTACATCATTACTTAGATACTGAAAAATATTATAAACTTGGTCCTTAAATCCTGATGACAACATTTCATCAGCTTCATCAAGAATAACAAGTTTAATAGTTTTACTACTAATATTACCTCTTCTCATCATATCATAAACTCGTCCAGTACAACCACAAATAATATGAGGAACATTTTTATTAGAGAAACTGCTACCTTCTTCAATTGCAGACCCACCAAAAAGAGTTTGAATTTTTAAGCCATTCATAAAACTTCCTAAATTAGAAACAACCTTTGAAGTTTGTGTCGATAATTCTCTAGTAGGAGATAAAATAAGAACTTGAGTTGTTGGTTCAGCAATATTTACTCGTTGTAAAGCACCAATAGTAAATGTTGCTGTCTTACCTGTTCCCGATTGAGCTTGTGCAATCACATCTCTACCTTGCATAACAGGCTTTATGGCTCTTTGTTGAATTGGACTTGGTTTTTCAAATCCATAAGCAAAGATTCCACGTAAAATGTTGGCGTTTATTTCGAGTTCATCCCAACTATGTATTTTAATATCCGAGGAATCAAATACTATTTCCTCAGATAAAGCTTCATTAACAGTAGTGTTGTTTTCTGTTTCCATATGTATATATTATACATATATCTATTTAAGTAAATTTCTAATAATAATTATATTATAAAAAAAATTGATATAAATATAATAGCATAAATTATAATACATTATCAAGATGACAACAAAAACCTTAAGATATACTTTGGAACAATTTGAAGATACTATTTTCAGAGGATTCGATTATGTAGTTTCTGATGAAGTAATGGAAAAAATATCTAGTTTGGCAATGCAAGTAGGGTCTCCAGATTATGTAAGAACACCTGTTTTCAAGAAGCGAGATAACCCTATGAAGGTTGAATCAACATCTGCATCAGGTCCAATTAAAGATAATGCAAAAAAGAAAAGAGGTAATAAATCTATGGAAGTATTAAATAATGATGATTGGGATTCCGTTAGAACGTTTCAGACAACAAAGATTGAGACCAAGGTTGGTATTGATGCTGAATTTGATACTATAAGAATGTTTATTAATAAAATGACTGATAAAAATTATATCGAGATGCGTAATAAAATTTTAGAAGTTATTGACAAACTAGTAGCAGAAAATTTAGATGGAAATTATAATTTAAGTAATATTGGTTCAAACATATTTGATATTGCATCATCAAATAGATTTTATTCAAAAATTTATGCAGACTTATATTCAGATTTATCTTCAAAATTTGACTTTATTAAAACTACATATGAAGATAATTTCGGTAAGTTTGCTGATTTATTTAATAATATTGAATATGTTGACCCAAATGAAAATTATAGTAAATATTGTGATATTAATAAGATTAATGAGAAACGTAAATCATTAGCAGCATTTTACATTAATTTAATGTATGCTGGAATTATTCCTAAGTATGATATTATGCAAATCACTAGAAATTTATTGGCTAAGGTATATGAATATATTTCGGTTGAAAATAAAAAAAATGAAGTTGATGAATTAACTGAAACAGTTGCTCTTTTGTATAAGAAAGATATATATGAAAATGATAATGGTCAAGATTATAGTAATATCGACGGATTTACTATTAGCGAAGTTATCGAAAAAATTGCAAATAGTAAAGTAAAAGATTATAAGAGTTTAAGTAACAAGACTTTATTCAAGTTCATGGATTTGATTGATATGTAAATATTATAAATCTAATAAATATTATATTTTTAATTTAAAGACAATTTTATTAAATTACTTATGGATTCATCTAGTGATATTTATCTTAATGCAAACCGAAAATATAATTGTATTACATCGAGTAAATTTTATATAAATAAAACAAAAGATAGTTGTTATATAATTGTTGGATTATTAGCAATGTATGTAGGTATTTATATGATTTTTTCCTCAGGAAAAATTTTAATTTAATATTAGATGGTAATATTATTTAAATAATAATTGATATATTTAAATAATGTCAACGGATGAACAAAATATTACAATTTCTTATTATCTAGAAGAAATTGAAAAGCAACAGGAAAATGATTTTAATATTGATGAATTAATGGCTGAAATTGACAATATTAATTTAAATGATGAATTGACTATTCCACAAATAATTAATTATAATGAGAATTATAATGTTAAAGAACTTTTAATGATATGTGAATATTATGGATTTGCTAAGGATTTGAAGAATAACAAATATAATAAAGAACAAATTATTGATTTTTTAGTTATATTTGAATCAGAGCTAAATAACTCAGATATTGTTTTTAAAAGACAAAATATGTGGTTTTATATTAATGAACTTAAAAACGATAAATTTATGAAGAAATTTGTTCTTTGGTAGAATAAATATTTTGTATATAATTTATTAAATATAAAATATTCTAATAAATTATATAATGGTATTATCAAAATTAGATGGAGATATTAGTTATCCTGAATTAAAAAGTGTTGATTCCGGAGATTTAAAAATGGAAGCTAATTTATATCAATTAGAAATAAAAGATATTGATGTTATTATTGCAGTTGGTAATTCTAAAAATACTTATGAAGATAAAAATATATTATATTTTCCAATTTATTTAGTTAAATACAATAATAAAGTAATTCAAATTGGTGTTTATGAAATAAGAGCATCTGATTATTTGTCTTATCTAGATAAATTTAATAACTTAAATATAGAAGATATGAATGAACCGCTGATTTATTCATTTGTAACTAAAGAATTTTTAAATAAAATGAGACTACAACCAGAACTACCATTACATAAGATTGATAAAGAAGAAGGTAAAATTACTGAATCTGAAGAGGAAGATGAACAAGAAGATGAACAAGAAGATGAAGAGGAAAAAATTGTCGTCCAATATGATATTCCAAAGGAGCGAGAAGATATATTTGTTAAAATTAATGGAGTTCCTGTCCCACCTCTATTACCTGAAGAAACTCAAAAAAAAGCTAAAGATATAAGAGAAAAATATCATGAATCGTCAACAGATACATGGCTTGATAAATTTATGAAAAATAAAAGTTTTGGCATTATTGATAATGAAGGTAGCGGAGATTGTTTATTTGCAACAATAAGAGATGCATTTTCAAATATAGCCCAACAAACAAGTGTTAATAAACTTAGAAAAAAATTGTCTGAAGAAGCTACACAAGAAGTTTTTGATGAATATAAAGAACAATATGATATGTATAATGCATCTATTGTAAGAGATACTAATCAGATTAAGCAATTAGCGAACGAATATGAATTATATAAACAAAGAATTACTCAAACTATTGATAGAGATGAACAAAAAGCTATAATAATTCAAGCAAAAGAAGTTAAGAAAGAGCATGATAGATTAGTGGAAGAGAAAAAAGTATCAACAGCTATATTAAAAGAATTTAAGTTTATGAAAGGTGTTGATAATTTAGACAAATTCAAACGCGTAATTAGACATTGTGATTTCTGGGCTGATACTTGGGCGATTTCAACATTAGAAAGAATATTAAATATTAAATTCATTGTTCTCTCCAGCGAAAGTTATAAAGCAAATGATGAAAAAAATACCTTACAATGTGGACAGTTAAATGATAAGGTTTTAGAACAACGTGGTAGATTTACACCAGATTATTATATAATGGTTGATTATACTGGGTCGCATTACAAGTTGGTTAGTTACAAAAAAAAACTGATATTTAAATTTAGTGAAATACCTTATGATATAAAGAAAATGATATATGAAAAGTGTTTAGAAAAAAATGCTGGACCGTTTGCTATTATTCCTGATTTCCAAAAATTCAAAGCAAGTCAAAAGAAAACGATTATGAAAGAAGCTGAATATGAAGATTTAACAGAATCAAAATTAAGAGGTTTGTATAATGATGAAGTTGTCTTTCAGTTTTATTCTAAATCTCTTGATAAACCACTCCCTGGAAAAGGTAGTGGAGAGAAAATTCCGAATGATAGACTACGTCAATATTCTACGTTAGCTTCAATTCCTCAATGGCGTAAGAAGTTATCTAATTTCTGGGTGCAACCATTCAGTTTAGATAATCATCAATGGTCTTCAGTTGAACATTACTATCAAGCTTCTAAATTTAAGAAAACATATCCTGACTTTTACTTGAGTTTCTCTCTAGATTCTGGAACTGATTTATCGAAAGACCCTGCCATGGCAAAAGCTGCTGGAGAAAAATCTGGTAAATTAAAAGGAAACCTTTTAAGACCTATTGAGGTGTCAGTAGATTCAGATTTCTTTGGTAAAAGACAGAAGAAAGAAATGTATGCAGCTCAATATGCAAAATTTACTCAAAATGAAGACTTAAAGACTATGTTATTAGCTACAGGAGATGCTAAACTTACTCATTTTATGAAAGGAAAAGAACCAGAAATATTTGATGAGCTTATGTTAATTCGTGATAAAATTAGAAAAACCGAAATCTAATATGTTCAAAAATAAAATTATTATCACTTTATTATAATAATTTTATTTATTTTTCGACACTATATTATCCAAATAATTTTTTCAAACAACTTTTAGTTTTTAAACTTTTTGGAAAACTTAATAAACCAACACATGAGTCAATTAAATAATATGTTTGAATAAAAAAATCACCTTGTTTGTCTTCGTCAATTTTTATTTTTCTCTCGAGGACTAGAATATGAAGAATATATTTAAGTGATGTTGAAGTAATATCAGCACGTTTTTTAGCATCAAATTTTACATCTTTTACAGAATAAATAATTTGATATATTCGTTGAATGACAACAATAAGATTAGGCACATCCTTAGTATCAATTTTACCATCCTTTATGATTGAAATCATAGCCTTCTCAATATCGGTTAATGTATCAGGAGATATAGAGATTATATTATTAATTACACTAGCAATTTCAGGTGTAAGTGTGATAATTATTTTCTTTTTCATATCTTCATTTTCAAGATATTTCATTACCAAATCAATAAATGTTTGTTCAATAATATTAGCAATAATATCTGTAGGAGAAGATACAAGAGGGGTAGTAGGTTCAGACGGAGTAGCGATATTATCCTTATTAGAAGATTCTATTTCTGACATATATATATTTAAATATTTATTTATCTTGCCAAACAATTACTCCCTTGTGCATCAATTTTGGGTGTTTGATTATTTGGACAGCATCCATATCTTGTTCCACTACATCCACCAATAGGTTTTGGAGGTCTTGGACCAGGTCCTGGTGGTGGAGGAGGTGGAACATATGGTGGTCTATTAGGATAATATCCTGGTCCAGGTCTATAACCAGGACAGTTAGTTCCATAATAATTAATCTTTGAGTCTACACCATTTGGACAACAACCAAACGCAGTCTCAGAACAGTTTCCTTGTGAAGTAGTAGTAGTAGTTATGATAGTTATATGATTCAAAATAACTAAAACTAACAAAATAACTCCTAAAATAATTATAATTGTGTTATCCATATATATTGATAAGTTTTTTAAATATTTCAAATTTATATTATTTATAAATTCTATTTGGTCTTAATTCATATAAAAATAAATAATAATATATAATAAAGATGAAACTATCAAAACAAAGTAAGGAGTTAATGTTATTTTTTACAAAAAATAAACATTTAAATTATAGTAAACAGACAAATAAAACTAATAATATTTTAAGAGAGCTGTATAACGAGATTCTAGAAGCTAATAATTACGTTAAAAAGCAAATTAAATTTAGACATATGATTAAAAAGTTGTTATCAGCTACTCAGATAACAAAACCACTTAATTTTAACGCTAAAAGTTTTCCAGAAATAGTAAGAAACCATATAGATGAATTAATGATGTCTGAGATTTGTTACTCTTTTTCTCTCTACGATAGAAATGTAAAAGTATATTTTATTGTTGAAAATGATGACATAGAGTTAGAAGTTGAACAATATAATAAATATGTGGAAACCGTAGCAACATGGTTATATATATTAAATATGTATGCATCACAAGAATGTGCTAAGAATCTAAATATTTATTTTTATTTTACTTCTCTCGAAAAGAACTTACCAAACTCAAATATTCATATATTAGATGAAATAAATGTGAATACAGCATTTACGACGACATGTCCTAGTGATTCAGAAATTGTTGTTTTTAGAAAAGAAGAATGGTTTAAAGTATTTATACACGAAACATTTCATAATTTTGGTTTAGATTTTTCAATGATGAATAATGATATGATTAATGATTGTATAATTAATATTTTTAAGGTCGATTCAAAAATAAATGCATTCGAAGCATATACTGAATTTTGGGCTGAAATAATAAATGCTTTATTTTGCAGCTATTATGCTACTAAAGATAAGAATAATGTTAATGAATTTCTCTCTAATTCAGAATTCTATATTAACTTTGAAAAGACATATAGTTTATTTCAGTTGGTTAAAACGCTTGATTTTATGGGTCTCCAATATAAAGATTTATATTCAAATACAAAAGAGTCATCTATACTTAGAGAGAAATTATATAAGGAAAATACAAACGTTCTTTCTTATTATATCATAAAAACAGTATTAATAAATAACTACCAAGGTTTTTTAAGTTGGTGTAAAACAAATAACTTATCGATATTAAATTTTAAAAAAACTATAGGTAATCAAAAACAATTATGCAAATTTATAGAAAAAAATTATAAAACCCAATCATTGTTAAATGATATTCACGAGTCTCAGGTTTTTCTCTCTAGAATTAAAAAGAAAAAGGGAAATAACAAATTTATTTTATCAAATATGCGAATGAGTATATGTGAATTAGGATAGTTAAAGTCTACCTTCATTGAACAACTTTAGATGATTTCTACAATAATCCTCGCCAGGTAAACATTTAGAAATACAACAATTATTATTTTTACTGCGTTTGGTGCATACATATTTATAACTGCCATTTCCGATTGATTTTTTATTAGCTTTCCAAGATTCACTAGCTCCATCGAAGTCGATATTGACTGCATAAAGTGCCGAGTTTTCATATTTATATTGACTTCTTGTCTTCATGTTGTAGTTAGTATGATTTATATTTATTTATAAAAGCATTTCAATTTTTTATAAATATAAAATTACAAAGGTATAAGATTGTTATTTGTTTATTATAGTAGCATTCGATATTTTTGTTATTATTTTTTCTTTCTTATTATCTTCAGTTGTCATTACTTCTATAACCATTTTCTCGTATTTATCTGAAGTTTTTGATGATGCGTTTTTATAATCAGGAAATTTCTCTCGAAATTGTGGAAGTAATCTTATATTTTTATCTGCTACTTTGTTAACAACCTTCTTTAACTTAGTTTTATTATCATCTTCTTTCTCCCATTGTCCTTCATTTTTTATATACATAGTTTCTCTTTTATTATCTGTGCAGTGTATTGGTCTTTCAGTTTCATCTAAGTTATTCAAGTTTTTTACAATTATTTTTGAAATACCCTCTACATATCCTAATTCTCCAATATCCATTAAATCGCTAAGTTGAAGTTTAATAGAATCTACAAAATCAGTTATATTCATCGCATTTTTACATGTTTCATTTAAAAAGAAGTTTAAATTAAATGCTTTGTTATGAGAATTGGTATGAGTAGTATTATGACTATTATTCATTGTACCATTTTTAACAATTTCTAAAATAAGTTCTTTAATATCAGATTGTTCTTTAATTATATCAGTATTTTGCTTTAATAACATAACAATAAGCTGCTTATCTGTTGGCTCATTGTTGTCGTCAGTATTTTGTAATGGTAATGATTTATTATGACAACATTTATTTTTATGTTTCCATAATCCAGAAGCATTGTTATATATTTTTCCACAGATGCACATGTAAACTTTATCGTTTTGCTCTTTTTGCTCTTTTTGCTCTTTTCCAAACAGTTCCTCCATATGTTTAGATGTATTTAAATGTCTGTTCCAATTAAATTTTTTGCAGCATTTAAAATTACATTTTTCGCAATAATATTCTTGAATATTTTTTTCGCTCTTTTCCTCTTTTCCTAAAATTTCCATTTATTTCCATTGAGAAAATATTTTTAAGTTTTTTTTTTAAAAAATTATCATAACATATTTTTTAAGGATGGTTTAATTTAACACGATAATTTTTCAGTATCGTAATAAAAAAATTCAGTCAGTAAGGACGTTTTCGGCATATCGATTTTGGACATTTTTTTTGTCCAATTTGAGAAAGTTAAAATACTTTTCACTTTTCGAATCCTTTAATTTTCTCTTCATGTGTAGGGAAAAAATGTCGTCCTTTTTTTCATAAATTCTTGAAATTCCCTTCATTATGTAGTATCACCGTCTTTAAGTTATTTAAAAATATATATTAAAAACAACTTAAAGACGGTGATACTAAATAATATTCAAGTTATATAAATTATAAATAAAATTGAAAATTAATAAATCATATTAAATAAAAGCATCTATATTATAACAAACACAATGGGTATTAGATATTTAAATAGATTTCTAAAGGATAATGCATCTCCTTCTATTAAATTCTGTAGATTATCAGATTTATCTGGTAAGAAAATTGCAGTAGATATTAGCATTTATATGTATAGATTTGCATCAGAAGATACTTTAATCGAAAATATGTATTTCATGTTATCTATATTCAGAAATTATAATATCATACCAATATTTGTTTTTGATGGAAAACCTCCTCCAGAAAAACGCGAATTACTTCAAAAACGAAAAGAAGATAAACAAGAAGCAGAAAATGAATATAATAAATTGAAAAATACTCTAGAAATTAATAAAGACATTGATGGTTCAGATAAACAAGAAATCATTTACAATATGGATATGTTAAAGAAAAAATTTGTAAGTATCAGTAAAAATGATGTAGAAAATGTTAAAAATTTAATCAGAGCATATGGTGCAACCTATTATGATGCACCCGGTGAAGCAGATGAGTTGTGTGCAATGCTTACTATAAAAGACAAAGTATGGGGATGTTTAAGTGAAGATATGGATATGTTTGTTTATGGATGTCCTCGTGTTATTAGATATCTTAGCTTACTTAATCATACCGCAGTAGTTTATGATGTAAAGAGTATTTTAAATAACTTAGGTATTACTCAAAAAGAACTGAGTGAGATTTGTGTTTTATCAGGCACGGATTATAATTTAGAATGTGATTCAAAAAATACACTTAATAATACACTTAAATTGTTTAAAAAATTTCATAAGTCTAACACTTCACAAAGTTTTTATGAATGGTTAAATGATAATAATGAAAATTATATTAAAGATTATGATTTACTAGTTAAAATTTATGACATGTTTGATTTGAATAACAACCATTTTAACATAAAAATATTTGAAAAAATTAAAATAATCAATGGACCTATTTTAAAATATGATATCAAAAATATACTAAAAACAGACGGATTTCTATTTCCTGTTTAAAATATAAATTTTTTTTTACTTAAATATTATTAATTATTATATATATGTTGGATTTGTATAATAATAAATATGATAGAGTAACTTTAAAACAAAACATTTATGCAGTTAAATTAATAGATATATTAAAAACTCAAACACTTGATATTTCATTTATAGCACATTATATTTTAAGTGATTTATATCAATTAACAGATGAAGATAGAAGTATAAATATTGATTTAGTTTTAAAGTTACAATCACATATCCAGAGAGAAGAATTAATTATTGCATTAAAAGAATATAATTCAGATGATGATAGTGTAGAAGATTTTCAAACATACTCAGAAAGGTATTCTAAATAAAAATTTTAGAATCAATATCATAAAATGAATCAGTTGATAATTGTGGTATTTGAGAGAATCCATTAGATTTAAGAGTATCTCTCATTGATTTCAATAATTCTCTCCAAGAACAATTTGGATTTTGTTCTGTACAAAAAATAAAAGACCATGTTAATGCTCCTTGAGCCTTATTTTCAATTAAAGCTTCTGTACTAGTTTGTGCATCCATACATCCACTTATCATAATAACGTTACCATTACATTCAGTTACTTTATTATTTTCAGAATACTTATCATAATTATTACTATCTAAATAATTATATTTTAAGTCAAGTATTGTACCACTATGACAACTATCAAATATTCCAATTATTGTTACTTCTCTCGGTAAATGATTCTGAAGAATAGTTTTAAGTTCATCATCGATAATAGGCAATGAGTCTGAGCTGATTAACATTTCATCTCTTTTATCTGTCTCGTCTCCATTTCTATCATAAGTATATGAACCATGACCACTAAAATAAAAGACCAACATATCACCTATCTTAGCATTTACGATTAATCTTTTTAATTCAAGTAATATATTTTCTTTGGTAGGTTTTACAGATGTTAAATCAGTAAGTATTTTAAAATCATTAAATCCTTGCGATGAAAGAAAATCTTTCATTCTAGTTGTATCATCAATACATCCATTTAATTGATATGGTGTATTTAAATAATTAATTCCAATTAGAAGAGCTTTTTTATTTTTGATATTAGATTTATTTACAACAAATTCTGATGTGAATGAATTAATTTTTTGGATAGATGCATTTAAATTATTGCGTAATATAGAAACATCATTATTATATTTATTTATGAGAGAATTAAAAAGCGCAGGTTTATTTCTAAATCTAGAATTCCGAATATTTCGTATATTAATTGCTAAAGTTGAATTTAAACGCACTACATTTGAATTAAAATTGCTATTTAATTCATTAATTCTAGATTGTTTATAAAAATCTAAATCAGCACTCATTATAAATTAAATAAATATTTTAATTAATTTAATTACAAATATTTAGGCGTTTCAGCGAAGCATAGTAAATGTTAAAAGGTGTAAAAGTATTTTAAATTTATTTTATATAAAAAATTTAAAATATTAAAATATTAAACGATTATAGGACTTATTTTTATTTATTTTTATTTATTTATATTTTTATTTATTTTTATTTATTTATTTATTTTACAAATTTAAGCAACAATAGCTTCTACCTTGATAGCCTTGGCAAAGTGAGGAGACATGTATCTTTGAAGATTGAAGTATGTTAGTTCATCAGTCTTCTTAAGCTTCAAAAGAGTTGCAAGCTTGGTGTCAGGGTTAATCTTGCGACCATTTTCCTTATCTTGAAGGTTGTTGGTGCGGATATACTTGTTGATATCACGAGTAACCTCAGTGCGAGCCATCTCGGAACCAATTGGCTTCTCAAGGAACTTGGCAAGTTCATCAGAAATCTTGGTTGGCTTAACAAATCCAGAAGGAGCACGATTGCCAGCCTTGCGCTTACGCTTGGAGGAAACCTTTTGTGCACTCTTTACCTCACGAGTCCACTTCTTCTCAAGAGCACGATATTCGGTCTTAAGAGTGGAAATCATAACACTAAGCTGTTGAAGCTTAGCAAGGAATTCAACAGATTGTTCAGCAAGAGGAGCCTCTGCATCAACAGCAACAGGACCAGCAACAACAGTTTCAGTTGCAGAAGCAACAACAGCTTCAGCCTTAGGAGCCTTAGCAGCCTTAGCCTTCTTTTCTACAACAGGGGCAGCAGATTCAACAACAACAGGAACAGGAGCAGCGACTTGTTCAGTCTCAATAGCAGTCTTAGATGATTTAGTCTTAGGAGGCATCTTATTATACTATACTCTATCAACAAGTTTTTAAGTAGTTTTTTGCATAATAATATATATTGTTACGATAATATGATTATACTAAAATAATGCGTTTAAATAAAGACTCAACTACATAAAATTAAAAGTAATTAACTGATTGAAAAAGCCAAGGAAGGGATGTAGCAGCTTCTGTGTTGACTAATGTTATTGCACCAAGTACATAAAATGCGCCTAAAGCTTTACTATCTCTATCTATACCGCTATTTACAAGTTTTTCCATTATATCTAGTAAAACTTTTCTGATATTCCATAAATTTTGTTCAGTATTTATGTAAGAAATACTTAAATTTCTGAATGGGTCTCCTATTGGAGGACATATATTTCTTTTTGTTTCAGTTGATAATTGTGCTCTATAATTCCAAATATCCATTAGTTCTCTTATAAATTTAATTAATTGATTTCTGTTTAGAGAGATAAACCAATTTGAATTAGAATAATTACCTAATGCATCTATATTTTGAAACAAAGATAACGCTCTCAATTCAATTGCTTTTTCATTTGAAATATTTTTAATACTATCTTCAAAATTCAAATTAATATTTATTTTAAGAATTCTTCCAAAACGTATAAGTGCTCGTATACTTTTGAAAAAAGATTCGGGTATTAGATTGCGATTATAAGGATTTTTTATATCACCAGATGACTTTATAAATAAATTATGGAGAGAATTAATATCAAACCCATATATAAAACCATCAGAATCCTTATAGCTAATAAATTGATGGAAATTAATTTCATCGACTGGTTCCATTGAAACAAAATCATCACTATTTGTGCATAATTTTCTATTTAATGATGCAGGTCCATGTAGCTGTTTATATTTTCGAACTAACATACTTCTAAAAATCTTTTGAATTTTAATTATATAAGATGAAAAGTATAAATACCTATATATTCTACTTAATAATTGATGCTTATTTCCAGTTATTTTTAATGTATAATGTTTCACAAAACTTTTTAATTGTGTTACATTATATTTATTATAAATCAACTCATTATATGTAGTTATTGTTGGAATACTTATTTTGTCATCAGACACCTTTTGAGGCTTCTTAACTATAGGTATTTGTTCTTCGCATTTTGTATTAATCTTATTTAAGTATCCTTCAATTAAGCTTTCATGACTCTTATTCTTTTTTAAAATATCACTCATTTACTATATATATATATAACAATAAAAAATCTTTTTGAGCTGTTTTTTTAAATATATTAAAATTAAAATGCTTACCATAACAAGTAAGCTTAAAAAAAGGAACCAGACCATAATTTGATTTATATTTAAAAAAAAAATTGATTTAAAGATAACTCTATAATATAAATCATACTAGCAAGATGTCTAATAACGCAATCGTCGACGGAACTAATATTGATATTAATGTTTTCAGCTATAGTGCTCCTAAGGCAAATCCTACAGGGGGTAAGGTAGTTAATTTATTTAATAAGCATGCTAAGGAATCCATTACTATTGCAGTGCCATTGATGGGCTCTTGGGGAGCTCAAGAGTCTAAGGAAGTTATTGGTAAGAGTGCTGATGGAAAGCCTATTACTAGGGGAACAGGAAAGTATACTATGTCATTGCAATTTTCTAAGGGACAATATACTACTCCTGATGCTGATAAATTTCTTGAACAAATGAAGATTGTTGAACAAAAAATTAAGCAGGATGCAATGACCTACTCCAAAGAATGGTTTGGTAAGGAAATCAAGTCAATGGATGTTATGGATGAGAAAATTAGTCCTATGTTGAAGTATCCTAAGTTTAAGGGTTCTGAAGAAAGAAATTTGGAAGAGCCTCCTAGTCTTACTCTTAAGTTGCCTTGTTGGAAGGATGTTTGGCAAACTTCCGTATTCGATGAAGATTACAATCAGTTGTATGTTAAGGGAAAGACTGAACCTGGTGTAACTCCTCTTGATTTCCTTGTTAATACTAGCAAGGCACCAATTCAAGTTATTGCACTAATTCAATGTGGTGGATTGTGGTTTGTCGGTAGTCCTGCAAAGGTATCCGTTACTTGGAACTTAAAGCAAGTTATTGTCAGAAAGCCTAAGACTTCCTCTATCGCTGACGATACTTGTTTCTTAACTGTAAGACCATCTGATTTGCAAACATTGAGGGCAACGCCGCAACTTGAAATTGAACAACATGATAATACTGTTTCTGCATTGGTTGAAGATTCTGATAATGAAGAGGAATATAGTTTGCCACCTCCAGTTGCAGTCTCAGCACCTACTCCTGTTGTAGAAAAAGTTGTAGAATCTGTAGCTAATCCTGTTGTTGAATCTGCAGCTCCTGTTGTGGAAGAGGCAAAGAAAAAGAAGGTTGTCTCCAAGAAGAAAGCTGATGCATAATAAAATAATAAAATAATAAAATAATAAAATATAAATTTTTTACATATCCATTAAGGTATTCAAATACTTATATATGTTAGTTTAAATCATAATAAAAACAATAATATTATTATACTTATTATGACCAATAATATTACAATATTTAATCTTCTTAATTTTATGCCATTAAATAATGAAGAAACATATCTATATAATTTTGATAGAAATATTATTAATAGACTTAATATAGATTTGGATAGAGGTTTTTTATTTGGGTGGACAAGTAAAGATGTCGCATAATGACATAATTAATTTAGTTTCTATTCAAAAATTAGAGAGATTAATGAACAAAGAAATCAAGAATATGGCGGACCATGCAACTCATTTGAAGCAGCTAGTATGTATAGGTCACAAAAAAAACTAGAACTTGTATAAAATATGACTAAAGTTTATAATTTTATTATGGAAATTAGAGAGAAAGAAAAATTAAATGAAGATAATCCTAACTATAATATCTGATTTATCTGATAAATCGTACAAATCTTTTTTAATATTCACTAATCCTTTTCCTTTTAATCGATAATATTGTTCTCTCTTCAAATATAATTCAGAGAGAGGAATTGAAAAAGATTCGTCTCCTATATCAAACGATATATCTTGATTATTTATTATCATATCTGGTAAATCACTATAAGCATATACATCTATATAAACTATTAAATTATTATCATCATCTATCTTGATATTATTAGGTAAATCAGGTTCACATATTGCTATTATTTCACAACCGGAACCATCATAATATGACTCCTTATGCCATAATGGAACTAAGTATAACTGCTCTTGAACATATAACTTGTAAAAATTATTATGCAGAAGGTCATTTATACTAGGATTTAACTTATATATTTCAACATTATCATATTTTTGTATTACCATTTGCTTGACATTCTCCAATAACTCATCTGAAAAATAAAGTATAGATTTGTATCTAGAGAGAAAAATATAAACATTTAATGCAGTATCCTTATCTAAATCTTCAAATATTTTAAGTGGAATTTGTTTACCTTTATTTAAAATATCGTTTACTATTTTAGCTATTAAATCACTATAATTCCCATCCATTGCTGAGTTAATAAAGTTTTTCAATACATTTAAATATATAGATTGCGAATCATCACATAAATCATCCTCGTCATTATTTTCAAAATACTTACTTTCTCTCTTTAAATAAGTATATGCTTCATTAATTTTTTTAAAATGTTCATTAGATTCTTCAGTATTTCCATTTTTATCTGGATGATATTTTAATGCCATCTTCCTGTAACGTTTATTAATAAATTGTAATGTTAATTCATCATATTTAGAATCTATTTCTAATATATCAAGTGCATCTTTAAAATTCATCATTTTTAATACTTAATTTAAAACTTTAAGTATTAAAATGCGTTAATTATTTTTATATTTAAATATATATATAATGGCTATTCATACAAGCGCTATTACTTATAGAAGAGGTATACCTAACGGTTACAATAATTTTTATTTTGTTGCTCAGGCTAATAATGTTGTTCCAGCTCCAATGAGTAAATATTTAAATGGATATCAATTTTACAACAGAAACATTACTACTTCATCTAATTATAGATGGCCCTGGAGACCTTAAGCAAGTGAATGCATTAATTTAGCTAAATATAAGAAATAATTTTCCACATGGTATATTGGTCGATAATTATTATTATAATATTGAAAGAAACAATAGGTTTTGATGAGAATCTTTGACAAATGTTCTTTTTTTATTCGGTTTTGTTCAACAAGTGTGGAGAGAATATACCATATACAGTCTGATATATCTAGGTTATATATAAATATATCATATAATATATCTCTAAATTTAAGAAAATTTAAATCATTAATATTGACAAGATGATGTATGATTTTATTACAAATTATTCTATATTGAATCATTAAATCTTCATTATAAAAATGTAAAACCTTAATACTTGTAATATTTTCTGTTTTAATTTTTGCAGGTAATTTAGTTTTACAACATTTTGTATAAGATATTTTAGTTGGTCTACTTATATTTATAGTCTCGCAACAATTTAAAATATTATCTGGTATAAAACTTAATTCTTCTGTGAGTAAAATGTATTTAATATCAACACCCAATGAATTATTTTGTTGCATATAGCTATAAAAGTTTTCTAATAATTCACTGTGTATTTCATGAAAATACTTACAAACTATTATTCCACATTTATCAGATTTTGCCGATATAATATCAATGATTTGCTGATATATTTCATGCCATAATAATTTGGAATTACATCCTAAAAGAGACATGTCTATTTCATAATGTATATCACTAACCTTAAAAAAATATTGTTGTTTATTGTACGTAACACTTATTTTTCTCTCATATTTTAAATCAGAAGAACTATAACATTTAATTGCACTTAGCATCTGAGTATATTTTCCTGTTCCATTTGGACCATAAAAAATTAGATTTTTAAGTTCTTGTAATGTTTTTGGAAATTTTTCATAAATTTTTTGTAATTTTGGATGCAAATTTATTCTATTATTTTCGGCAATATATTCTTCAAAATGTGTTTCATAAAATTTCATTATTTATATATTTAAACATTCTTTTATTATCATATTTAACCAATTACATTAAATAAATTATATTTTATTATTGATATAATGCTTAAAAACAAAAATATATTATATCATAGCATGAATCTAGTTAAATCAATAGAACAATATAATGATAAAAGCATATTTTTTTGTGAACCAATCAAAAATAATATTATGAGCGATGGTAATTTTATTAGAATATTATATTCATCAGAACAATTTATATTAAATGGAATTTATTTACTTATAAATTTGCATGATATTACATGTGAAAATTTTTATAGCAAATATAAATGTAATTTTAATATTTCAAATCATAAAGATATTATTGATAATTTGAAAATAATTGAAGAAAATTTGTTAAAAAAATATAAAACAAATAAAATACCATCTTACAAAATATATGAGCAAATAAAGTCAGGTTATATAAAAATTTTTACAGATATTGGTAATAAATCTCACTCTTCATTTATACTTAAAATATCTGGAATTTGGGAAACCCAAACCAATTATGGTCTTACATATAAATTTTTAAAAATTAATTAATATTTCTAAAACCATCTGTTGAAAAGTATTTAAGAATTGTATACAATATTATAGAGCATATTGATGTAATAACACCTAATAAATAAATAATACCTGATGTTATCTTAGGCATTTTACCTGTATTTTCAAATTTTTCAGTATTAATATTTGTGTAAACCATATACAATTGAACTAATAAAAGCATAACAATAATATTGCTAAACGAATTATATCCAGGAGCAATTTTCCCACCAATAATATTATCTTTATAAGTTATCAATAAATATAAAACAAATGAAATTACACCAAGAATTAGTATGAATGGTCCAGTTGTCATAAGTATTGAATATAAAATTTGAAATATTGAATCATTTGTAGTAACTTTTAAAACATTATTAAATAAAATTATTAAAATCATTAATACAGCTAAAATTAAAACAGAATACCCTGCCATGTATGCTCCTAAAGATGTTTTTGAATCACTAATGAATCCTAATATAAACGCAATTACACTAGAAAATATACAAGCTTTATATATTGTAGAATACCAGTCTTTCATTTATATACTGAAGTGATAATAAAAATGTTAACTTATATATTTTGCTTTAATTCATCTATTTGGTCTTGCATATTTTTTATTTTAGCTAACATTAATGGTAATAATTCTTGATAATTCACGGTTTTATATCCAGACATATTATCTTCAACCAATTCTGGAAATACTTTTTCTACATCTTGAGCTAAAACACCATAATGAATTTTATTTGTTTTATCATTTTTATAATTAAATATGATAGGATTTAATGTAAATAAGTCATCCATTTTGTCTTGAGTGATTTCTTTAATATTTTGTTTTAGTCTTTCATCAGATGTATTATATAATGAACCAGTTATTATTAAATCTGAATTTATTAACACTGGATATTTTTGATTAGCTGGTGTTTGTACAAGTAAACCATTTGTTAGTCTTTTATAAATCCAAATAGCTTGACTTGGTCCTGATATAACAAATTGCTTGACATTTTGCTGAAAATCGGCAATTTTACCTCCATAATTAGAAGTTGTACTTATTATCGACATTTATATTATAAATAAGTATTTTAGTTTTATATAAATATAAATAAAATAATTTAAGTATATATATATGTCAGGTGCTTTTAATAATATTAAAGAGAGAAGTATAGCAAGAGACAATTTTACAGCTCAAAATTATAATGTCAATACATCTCATCCAATAATTCCCAGCGCTCAAGAATATATGTTTTATAAAAAATATTTGTCTATACATTCTGAAGATAGAGATATTCTAAAATATCCTGAATCAGATGAGTTTGAAATTGAAATGCCAGAGGATTTGCTAAATGTATCTGCTATTAAACTTGTTCAATGGACTTTTCCTGCTAATTATAATACATTTTCAGTAGCTAATAGTAATACATATTTTGTATTTAATATCATGAATCCATATAATCCAGGAGCAAATGGTGTAAGTGATATATTAAGTTATAGAATTTTTGAAGCTTTATTTAATACAATGAATGAAAAATATGATATTGGAATCGAAGAAGGTTTTTATAATCCAATACAAATGGCTACAGAAATGACTAATAAAATGAATTTTAGTGTTACACTTAGAATTCAAAACTATTTTACTCAACAAGCGATATCTGATTCAACTTGGAATGATTCGCTTGAACAATTTAAATCTCTTGGAGGCTATACTCGTTTTATTGTTGTATATAATACTGTTAGTGCTAAGTTATGGTTTGGTAATAGAGCAGATGGATTTACTTTACTTAATGAATCTGGGTTAGCTGCAAACACTCTAAGTCAAGTATTATGTATTACTGATAGAAAACATTTACCAGATTCATCAAATTATGGATTACCTGGTTATCTTGGATTACCAAGATGTAATTCTGTTGCATTAAGCAGTAGTAGTTTAAATAATGTCATTAATTTTGTAACTTATAATGGTATAATAGTTCCAAGATTTTTTTATGGTGATGTTACACCAGGTGATGATGGTTATTGGTTACTTCCTATTTCTGATTTATCGGGAAGTGAAGTATATTGGGTAGAACCATTATTTAAAATTAATCTTATGGGTGAAGCCTTTATTTATATGGAATTAGCTGGACAAAATTGTATTGATGAAACAAAACCATTTGCTATAAATAGTTTTACAATAAAAACAAATCAAACAAATGGTGTTGTAGATTCAGCTTTTGCAAAATTACCAGTTCCAACCACTCCATTATCTCAATGGTTTGATAGAGACTCTATACCTTACAAATTTTATTATCCGCCTGCTGAGAGAATGAGACGACTTAAATTTAGATTCAGATACCATGATGGAAGCCCTGCTAATTTTGGAGTTTTTAATTTTTCATTTATGCTTGAATTTAGCATGATGTTACCAATGATACTTCGTGATTCAAAAACTAACGTTTATCCTCCACCTATGGGTCGTTAAAATTTTATATTATATTTTTCGTTTATCCATGATTTTAAAATAGTTATGTCACATATTTTATAATCATATCCTGTTTCAATACCAAAACATTTTATATCATGAAATGATGGATTCTTCATTTTTGAATTTTTATAAAATATATACTCTCCTTTAGGGCCTTTTCTGATTGATACACTAGAATTTATCACTCTAACTATTCCAGTTCCTTTTTCTAAAATTTCTTTAACCTCTTCAAGTGTTATATTTTCAATAGGTCTGTTACCTAATTCTTTAAGTGTCTTAGAATTTTCACCCCATGAAGCATACAACCCAAATTTACCCTTTCTTAATATAACATCTTTACCATCATATTTACCCAAATTATATTGTATATTTGCAATCTTATTAGTTTCTATAATGTCATCTAATTCTAATTCTCCACTTTTTAATTTAGATATATCTAAATCCTTCTTAACAGATTTAAATGATATTTCTTCTTTTCCATTTTTTTCTTCAACGCATTTAATAACAGGTCCATATTTACCTATTAAAAATGTGTTATTATCATCTAAATATAACTCTAGTTTTGTCTCATCTTTAATAACTTTAACTAATTCATCGACTTCATTATTACATGATGTGCATAATTCAAACCATATAAGTTCACCTTTAGCTATTTTATCTAAAGAAGCTTCCATTAAAGATGTGTATTCATAATTAAATAATTTATTGAAATGTTTATCAAGAAATTCCATAACAATTACTCCTAATGGTTGAATAACCAATTTAGATTTTTCATTACCAAATTCTCTTGTATTTTCTATTTCACAAATCTCTCTATCTTCTAATTCAAAGTCCCTACAAATTATTTGTTTGCCTTTAATATCCTCTTTCTTTACATAACCTCGTTCTTGAATTTTATCAATTAATGATGAAAATGTGGATGGTCTACCAATACCCTTTTCTTCAAGAAGCTGAACTAATTTTGCCTCAGTATAATGCATTTTTGAACCTTTAATTGTAACATTAGAGTATATCTTCTTGTATTGGATAGGTGATTCTTTTTTGATGTTTTGTAAATATTGATATTCTTTATTCTCTCGAGAGAATTTGTTTTCAACTATTTTCCATCCAGGAAAATCAATTAGTTCAGTCGAATAAGAATATTTTGAGTTTTCAGGAGCTGAAATACTTGCTGTTACTGAATAAAAAGATGCATCAGACATGCAGCTCTCTAAAGTATTGCTCCAAATAAGTTTATACATTCTTTTCTCTTTCGAATCTAATTTTTCTGATAAGTTCTGGAGAAAAATATTTGTTGGTCTTATGGCTTCATGTGCTTCCTGCCGAAGGCTGGCGTTGCCCTGAGCAAATTCAGTCTTCTTTTCCGTTTTTTTACTCCGTTTTTTTACTGTTTCTTCTTTAACAATATTATCATGACAATTTTCACCAAGCAATTGACCAATATATAGAGCATCATATGTCTTAATAATATATTCTTTTGCATAAGTTAAAAACTCGCCACTATATGTCTTCGAATCTGTTCTCATATATGTAATATATCCTCCTTCGTATAGTAGTTGACAAATTCGCATGGTTTCTTTTGGTGAATAATGCAGTTCATTGCTAGCTACTTGTTGCAATCTACTAGTCGTAAAAGGCTGTGGAGGTTGTTTCAATATTTTCATGGGTTGCGAGCATGTATAAATATGAGAAAAGTCGGCACTTTTATCTAGAAAATCTATCATATCATCTTCATCTTCTATTTGTTTATTTAAATCGAATGATAAATTTGAGTTTGTAAAATAACCAATTGTATTATAAACCTTTCTCTCTATTGATTCATTAATTTCTTTCTGATTTTCGTATACCAATTTTAAGGCAGGTGTTTGGCAACGCCCTGCACTCAAAGCATTATCTTTTCCTTTTTTTACTAATCTCCATAAAACTGGGCTTACTTTAAAACCAACTAGAACATCTAGAATTTGGCGAGCTTGTTGTGCGTTTACAATATTCATGTCAATTGTTCTTGGATTTTGAATTGCATGTCGCAGCGCTGTTTCAGTGATTTCATTAAATGTAATACGCTTTGTATTTAATGGCAACTTAAACAATTCTATTATGCTAAATGCTATCATTTCACCTTCACGGTCAGCATCACTTGAAAGTATAACTTCATCAGCATTTTTAATCTCTTTTCTTAAAAATTCTATTTGTTTTTTTTTAATAGTATTGTCAATAATAGTATACGTTGGTTTAAAATTATTTTCAATATCAATATCATTTAACGATGATATAGTACGTAAATGTCCATAAGAAGCAACACATTTATACCCAGGTCCTAGATATTCTTCAATTTTTTTACATTTTGCAGGAGATTCTACTATTACTAGAGTTGTTTTTGTAGTATATTTTTTTGACATATTTACATAAATATATAAAGATATTTTTATGTAAGTTAAATATATTGATTATATCTAATTATAATATTTATTTATTCATCTTCTTAAATTGTTTATAAGATACTGATTTTTCTGGTTTCTTTGGTTCTGGTTTATGTTCCTCATCTGCATTCAATTTGTCTGCTTTCTTTAATGCACTATCTACATAAAGCTCTTTTAAAATTGAACCAACTAAAAACGAACCTTCGTGTTGGTCCAATTCACCATTTTCAATTCTCTTTAATACATCTAAAAAATTATTTAAGATACCAATATCAATCTCATCCTTTCTAATCTTATTATAAATATCAGTGTAATAAGTAAACAAGAAATTACATCCATTGATACATTCTTCATGAATTTTAGCATCATCACCTCTATATTTTGCTTTAATCATAATCATATTATTAACATCACTTCTAATAAATTGACTATGCTTTATATTGCGTATGAAATTGGTTTGGTCCTCAACATTATTTACCTTAATCATATTTTGCAACTGCAATCTTTGTTTGTCGTCCATTATTTATACTTAATATATTAAGTATTTTATTTAAACCAATTAAAATATTAATATATATTAATATGTCGAATAATCAAAATACTCCTCCTGGATTAATTCAACCAACTGTAGCTTCACTTCCACCTGGTAGTTCAAATCCACGTGATGCAGCTATTGTACAACAACAAAACGCTAATGCTAAGCAATTATCAATTAATCAAATCTCAAGTGGTGGTAGAAGACGCCGTCGTTTTAGAGGAGGGTCTGACCCCATTCCAGTTCCACAATTTCAAATGCAATATACACCAACTGGAGGTCCTGGTTCTTCTCCTAATAATATAATTGCAGATAGTTCTCAAACAAGCATGCAAAGTAATGCTAATTCAGTTAGTGATAATCAAGCCACAAAAATGGGAGGGTCAAGAAGATGCAAAAAAGGTGGAAATTCTGACTGGATATGGGGTTGTTATAGTGGTGGTAAAAGACGAACTAAACGTAGACGCACTAGAAAAAATAAGAGAAAATCTAGACGTCATTAGAAATTACATTTTTAATGGGAATTATTTCTATAAATCGCATTCTTTTCATCTTATTAATTAAAGAAATATAAGTGAATGTTAATTCTTTCAAATATGTATATTGCTTTTTTCTCTCAAATTTCGTTGGATATAAACTTTTTATATTAGGTATACCCAAAATCTTATTAAAAATTTCAATGTTTGTAAAAAAATTCTCATATTTTACACAATAAATCGGATAATTTCTCTCCTTTGGAATTGTATAGTTATCAAAAAAATCTTCTAACTTGTATAAATCTCGCCGTGATTTTAGTATATCTCCAAAATATATTTCACCATTATTATCACATTTTACATGTTGCATGTGAGTTATATTAGGACCTTTTGGTAAAGCAAATCTTGAAAAAATAACATCGATTGGGTTTCTGTATACGAAAATAACCCGATAATTTGATTGTTTTTCTTCTGGAATTTCCGTTTTATTAAACCATTCATGATAAACTGGCTCATTTGTATTTAGACTTCCAGTATAACAAAGCTTGCTTGGAGGATATCTATCATGAATATGATGCACATTTCCAAAATTACTTAAGTAATTAAATATAATTGTCGAACCACAACCACCTGAGCTACAAACATAAAAATTTAAATCTTTATTAAAAATATTGTTATTATTTATAATTGGTGTGAATTGTCTATCTAAATTTAAGTTAAGCTTAATCATTTATAATTTATTTTTAATTTTTTTATAAATTATAAACTTAATTCATTTAATAATTTTATACTCATAATATAAGTTATGCCATCTGGAAAAAATTGGGTTAATTTTTTATATGTTAATATAGCATTTGCTATTTATATTGCAGGTGTTTTCTATTATAGTCAAGTTGCAGAAATAAAAGCCAATTGGCCTTTATATAGATGCAATCCGATGTATATGCTTTTAGCAGATGATATTGAAGAAAACTTCACTTATTGTATCCAATCCATGCAAACAAATTTTATGGGATACTTGTTACAGCCTATTACATTTATCACAGGTTCTTTAACAACTATGATGGGAGGTTTTATGGGTGATATACAAAATATTCGTGCTATGTTTAATAAAATCAGAACATTTTTCTCTTCTATTCTCGAGAGAATATTCGGAGTATTTTTAAATTTAGTTATTGAATTTCAACGCATTACTATTGGAATTAAAGATTTAATTGGTAAAACTATAGGTATTATGGTATCTCTTATGTATGTTATGGATGGTAGTATTAAAACAATGAATAGCACATGGAATGGTCCGCCTGGACAAATGGTAAGAGCTCTAGGCAAATGCTTCCATCCTTTTACCAATATTAAACTTAAAAATGGAACCACTAAATTTATGAAAGATATTGATTTAGGAGATATTTTAGAAGATGATTCTGTAGTTGAATCTGTTTTAAAAATTGATAATAAAAAAGAGCGTATACCATTTTATTTAATTAATACTAAATCAGGAGATATTTTGGTAACAGGTTCTCATTTAGTTTTTGATAAATCAAAAAAAGAATTTGTTAAAGTAGAAAACTATAGTAAAGCAGTTTTAACAGATAATATTTATGATTGGTTTAGCTGTCTAATTACAGATACACATAGAATACCAATTGAAAGTGAAATATTCTGGGATTGGGAGGACCATTTTGTCAAAATGAAGATAATTTAAGAATTTTAAATCCACTTACTATATATGGATACTAACTTAAATAATATAACAAAAATGTATGATAAACTAACATATTATGACCAATATGGAGGGTCATTAATTTTATTTATTATTATAACAATTGTTGTCATAATTATCGTGACCTATTTTCATACCATGATTAATATTCAACCTATAATCGATGATTGGCCTAATCAAAGATGTAAACCTAATATAATTCCTATTGCCGGATTAATTACTCGTCCTGAAGGAGTATCTGCAAGTGAATATACCTCTCAAAATTTTACATATTGCACTCAAAATATTTTATCAGGAATCACCGGTTCAGCTGTCCAACCAGTTACTTTTATAACTACCGTTTTACAATCTCTTGCTAATACTATTCAAACAGCCATTCAATCTATAAGAGCAATGTTCGACAAAATTAGAACTTCTATGAAAGCTGTTTCTGAAGAAATTATGGGTAGAATTATGAACATGATGACCCCTCTTATACAAATTATTATTAGTTTTAGAGACCTTATTGGTAAAATTCAAGGAACAATGACTGCTGGATTATTTACCTTGTTAGGTTCATATTACGCTCTCAAATCACTTATGGGTGCAATCGCTCAGTTTATTATTGTAATTTTAATTGCTCTAGCTGTTATGGTGGCTGCTTTTTGGATAGTTCCTTTCACTTGGGGAGCCGCTATTGCAAATACAGTTATTTTTATAGCCATTGCTATACCTATGTCAATTATATTGGCATTTATGATTGATACATTAAAAGTTAGCACTAGTTACAAAATACCTAAAATTAAATGCTTTGATAAAAATACTATGATTAAAATGAATAATGGGGCTCACAAGAAAATTATAGAAATACAACCTGGAGAGATTTTACATAATAATAATATAGTTACTGCAATAATTAAAGTAACCACAGAAGGTTCAACAATGTATTATTTAAATAATGTTTTAGTATCTGATTCTCATATTGTTAAATTGAATGATAAATGGATTAAAGTATCACACCATCCTGATGCGTTTAAATGTCGTAAATATGATGAAGAATTTCTGTATTGTTTAAATACTTCTCAAAAAATCATTGAAATTAACAATATAATTTTTACAGATTGGGATGAAATATATAATGATAGTTTAACTAAAATATTAAAAAAAACATCTCTTGACAAAGAAAATATTCATAAATATTTGGATTGCGGATTTGCAGGACATTCAATGATACCTTTAAAAAATAGAGGACACGAATATTTACATAAAATTAAAATTAATGATATTCTCGAGAATGGAGAGAAAGTTTATGGTTTTGTAGAAATACATAGTTCTTCTCTCGTTAAACAATTTTCATATAATTTAGGCGAAAATAAATTCGTTGAAGGATTCTCTAAAGATTTTAAATATTCAAAGATTGAACTTTCTAATAAGCACTCAAAATTATATCATCTTTTAACAGATAGAGGAACTTTCAAAATTGAGAATACAAGTATTAAGGATTACAATGCAGCAATAGACAGACTTTTAGAAGAAAAATAATAAATCAAAAATATTATCTATTAATTATGTATAATATGGATATCGCGATTTTTGGATATAAATTCAATGTAGAGATTCTAATTTTAATTGGCATCGTTTATTTAATTTTAGTAGGACATACTTTTTGTGGTTGCTGTAATTATAGTTTAATTGAATCATTTACAGATGCCTCTGGAAATATTGCTCAAGATATGTCAGGAAATATACCCAACCCGGCTGGAGCTATGGTTGCCCATAAAATTAAAGGTAATGTGCAAGCTAAAGAAGGATTTGTTGGAGCAAATACTAATTATGGTCAATCATCTCCTTATGATTTAAACTCTACTTCTATGATTAATACTTCCTCATGGAATGCTCCTGATATGACTGTTGTTCCAGGTAAACCATTAAGCGATGGAGTCAAAAAATTCCTTGCCAGAGAACCACAGCCAGTTCCACTTCCTGAAGGAGAAATGTTGATGTTTGCTAATACACCATTTAAACCTGAATGCTGTCCTAATACTTATAGTACATCAACAGGATGTGCTTGTATGACAGGTCAACAATATAACTGGCTCGTAACTCGTGGTTCTAATAATGTCCCTTATTCTGAATATTAAACCATAAATGCTCTTATTTTTTTTAATAAAATAATACTATTATAATTTTTATTAAGTTGTCCATTTTTCAGAAAAAGTAAGTTTAAGTTTTTCTCTAACTTCATCTGTTTGAAATATAAACTCACATCCATATTTTGCTAAATTATTTTTTTTCATTGTGTCTAATACAAAATCTGATTGTGTTGGATAATTAACACCAAATTTTTTTTGACATGTAGTTATTTTTTTATTTTTTATTTCTTCAATTTTAGATGGATGGTCGACACCATATTTTTCAATAAAAACTTCTTTCTTTTTTTGTTTTATTTTTTCACTTTTATTTGGACTATCAACACCATATTTATTAATCCATGTTGTTTTTACTTTTTCTTTAATATCCTTATTATGAAGAGAACAAGTAGTTCCATATTTTTTTAAATTAGTTTGTTTAGTCTTTTCCTTAATTTCTTTAGACTGACTTGAATATTCAACTCCATATTTTTCTAAATTTTTTTGTTTTATTTTATTTTTAACATCTTCACATTGTGACGGATTTTCAACTCCATATTTTTCTAAAAAAAAAATTTTAGATTTTTCTTTTCCATATTCCTTAGCGCAATTTAAACAATAACCATTTGTTTTAACTAGGGAACGAAAACTTTTTGAAAACATATTTTCACAATTATTATTTTTACATATTCCAGAAATAATAGTAAATACATTAATATTTTGTAATGAATAATCATCTGAAAATAAAACATTATTTTCTTTACCAAACTTCTCTAAACTTGTATAGTCGTATCTCATTATAAAATCAGTTTAGAAAATATTTTTAAATAAATAACTTTAATAATTATATATATATATAAATGCCAAAAAGTGAAAAAATAAAAAAAAATTCACATAATAAAACCAAAAAAAATTGTTCAATAGGTTTAAAACCTTTTGAAAAAGAATATAGTAAAAAATTATCTATACAAGAGTCAAGAAAAAATAGGAATATTGAAA